GGAGCGGTTGCTGGAGTCGAGGAACCTGAAGTGGACTACACCGCTGGCGCGAAAGGGCTGAAGGGCCGCGCGCTAGATGATTATTGGAGTGGTGTCAAAGAGAAGGAATGGAAGCGACTCTCCACACTCGAATCTTGAAGGGTTCGTGGGTGAGCGCTCACATACAAATAGATAGGAGCTAACATGGCGCAATCACTCACGAATTTCGCCGCTATGCTGAAGCAGGTGTACCGGCAGATGGTCATTAACCTAATGAACAACGAGATCGCGTTGTACAATAGGTTCAAGCGCGCCCCCAGTGAAACCTGGGAAGGCCGTGATGTCATCAAATGGCCCCTCATCACCGGCCGCAGCCAGGCATTCGGCTCTGGACGCCCTGGTGGCCCCCTCCCCGATCCTCAGCATACACCGACTGCGGACATGGAAGTCCCTTTGCGGTTCATCTGGGGCTCAATCGGCATTGATGCCCCCACCATGAAAGTGGCGCGCTCGGATAAGGGCAGCTTTGCCCGCGCGCTCGACTTTGAGATGGATCGCTTCAAGGAGGCGTACTTTGACTACCTCAACGAGATTTGTTGGGCGGATGGTCGAGGGGTCCTCGCGCTCGTCAATGTTGCAGGCACAAGCTCAACAACTCTCACCGTCGATTCTCCAATGGGAGTTGCCGGGTCGATCAATGGCGCTCGTTTCCTTCAACCTTCCATGCGGATCGCGATCCTCAGTGCTGATGGAACGGCCATCACCGCCGTCCGACGAGTGGAAGCTATTGCGGCGGACGGTAACTCCGTCACCCTGAACAGCGCGGTCACCTCTGGTCAGGCGCCTGACAATGGGCTCGTGGTCCGTTGCCCCTCACTGCTCACCACGGATGTGGCCGATGTCAGTTACCTCACCGACCCCATGGGCCTCATCGGCATGATCGATGATGGCACCTTCGTGAATGACTACTTCGGCTTCAACCGCACCACTCAGCCCTTGGCGCGCGCGAGTGTGTTCCCGAACACTGGCGCCCTGAACCTCGATTTCATCCAACAGATGCGTGATGTCATCGAGCAGGTTGGGCGTGGGCGCCCGAGTGAGAGCTGGATGCACCACTCCACTCGCCGAGCCTACCTGGCGCTGACGGTGGCGAACCGCCAGTTTGTCAGCACCGGCGGGGCTGCGGACAACGATGCGGGCTTCAAGGGCAACGCCCTCGATGATAAGAACCCCGAGTTCGGTGGGGTGCCTTGCATGGTCGATAAGGATGCCCCCTATCAGATCTGGTTTGATGTCGATTGGAAGGAAGCGGTCAAGTTCCCCAACACGGAGTTTGAGTGGGCGGCTGAGAGTGGCGCTATCCTGAAGCAGGTGCCAGGGGTGGATGCGTTCACTGCGTATGCTCGGATGTTCTATAACCTGTGCCATGGTAAGCCACTTTCCTGCGGCCGCTTAGATGGTATTAATACGAATATAGTTGTTGCTCACGTTCGGTAATTGTCGTCCTAGTGTGGGGGTCTGGATGCTCATAGTGAGCATTCAGCCCCTCCCTAACACGCCATCGGGCGTATAGAGGGGAAACAAAAGTGTCTCTACGTACGAAAGCAAGGGAACAAGCCTACGAACTCCATCTCTATCGAGGTGGGCGTTGCCCCGTTGAGGGCCTGCGGGGGCTCCTACACGCTTGGGAAAATGTCCAAGGCCACAGTGTCAGCCTTCCAGACCTCAAATTCGCCTTTTTCCCCGCCCAGAATGCCACCCCAGCAGCCGCCACCGTCACGGGTCCCGGCCGCCTCTATGGCATCTGGGTCTTGTCAGGAAGTCTGAGCGCGGCGGGGATCGCGACCAGCACTCCTGCCGTGTTGGATTCCATCGTCCGCATCACCGACAACAGCGTGGTCTTCGCTAGTGTGCGCGTGCGTGCCAATAAAGCCGCAGAAGTCTACTTCTTCGACTCTGGTGATGGCGTAGGCGATGCGTTCACCACAAACATTCAGGTCTCTGCAGTGGCCGCCAGTGGGTCCGGCAACCCCAATACCGCAGATTTGCCGGACATCGTGCTTCTCTATGGTGATGACGCCACGAACACCGCTGACAGCAACGTGATTAACGTCAACTACGGTTGATCCCTCTAGGGCCAGCCCTCCTCCGTGGGGCGAACCCTTGTGCCCCCTCTCTCATTCCCGTCGTGGGAGAGGGGGCCTGCTCTCCCTTGACGGCACCGCTTGGCAGGGCGGTGGAAGGAGTGAACGATGGGTAAGGCCGAATTCAGCATCCATCAGTTGATGGATAACTGTGAAGTCCGTAATCGCATCATCGATAATGCGGTGCGCATCACCTTTGATAGCAGGGAAGTGCGCTGGGAACCAGGTGAGGTGAAGACCATGCCCAGGTCACTGGCAGAGTGGTTCCGGGATAAGTCCCTTTATCACTTTCGGCCAGGGGATGTGAACGAGGGCATCAGCGCCATGTCCTGTTACAAGCTTCACATCACTGGTGATACCGCTCATGAGGACCATGATCTTACTAAGGATGAGGTGAATGCGGTGAAGGAGCTACTGGATGTGAGTAACATGCCCGAGCTGACCCGCATTGACCCTCAGACTGGGAAGCCCCTGCGCCGGGTGTACATTGACCCCCGCTCCACTGGTGCGCGTGACAACTTCGCGCAGCGTGAGCGCGCCGCTACCAAAACCGTGTCCAGCGCCATCGTGAAGGATGCCGCTGAGCGCCTGGCGGATGCCGCTCAAGGCGCGAGTGAAGCCGACATTCAGGCAGCGGTGGATGAGCTGACCATGGTGAATGCGCTCCCCCCCACGAACTAAGCCATGGACTTGCCTAGAGGTTATCAGAAGAAGCTTCAACGCGCGTATCCTGATTGCCGGATGCGCTGGGCCCAAGATGGCTCTGAGCGCTGGCTCCTTGAGCGCAAAGCCAATTTTCGCCGGGTTGAACCTGATCCTAACAAGTATCCCCGTGAAGCAATCGATACCTTCATAAGGCACCGCGATGGGTATTACTTGGCTGGATTTTATGCCGCCGCTCATCTTCCTCGTATTGATCGTCTCATTCCCTTTCTACGCAGTCAGGATACAGCGCGCATGGATCTGGGTGGGGGCTCGGATGCCGATAAGGCTGCGCGGTTGGCTGACCGCCTGGAAGCGAAGGAGAACGAGGTGAAGGCCCGGGCGCGCGCCAGTCAGACTTTTGTAGCCACCGGGGCTGGTGCTGAACTCTACGACCAACTGGCGTGGGATGAGGGGCGCCGGGTCAGTGTGCCTAGGGATGCTAAGGGGCTCTAATGATTGATTACCTCATCTATAGTTTGAGCCTCCCCCTCTTTCATGGGCACTATTGGGATCAGGCTCCGTGGCCTGGTTTTGCGCAAGGAGTGATCACTTCGCTACCGAGATGTCGGCCCATCTTCATGGACCAACGCCATCTCGATGGCAACGCTTACTGTGGGTCCTAAACATGTACTCCGCTGAAACCGTCCAATCCTTCCTCAACCGAGCCAGACTACGGCTCGATCAGGAACTGGATAACCAAACCAACTTCTGGTCCGATGCCGAAATGCTGGAGTACATGAACGAGGGCATGCGAGAAGTCTGGCAGAGTGTCCGTGAAAATCACCAAAACTGGTTCATGCGCCAGGTTACCAGCCGAGATGGGGTGCTCACCATTGGGAGTAAGAAGTATGATACTCAACTACTACAGTTGGTCTCTGGTCGCACACGCTTGTTACTTCCACCTGATTTCTATGAATTGACTCTCCTTGAGGGGCTTAGGCCCACCGTGAGTGCGCTCGCTGATCTGAACAACCCCTTCTTCCCTCAAGTGGTCTTTGAATACGCCAATATCACGCAGCATGCCTTCCGTAATCGGATCGTGGATACCGTCACCCAAGGGATCAGGCGCTATCGCTATGACATCATCTTTGGCCCTGAAGGCCCCTACATCTATGTGGCCCCCAACCTGAGCGTAGTGGAGACCATTGATACCCAGATCGCCTACGTGAGCATGCCCCAAGAGCTACCCTTCCAAGGCTCCTTTGAAGGCACGGGGTTCACCGGGCTGATGGTTGACGCAGTGCTCGCTTACACCACTTATGCGGCCGTCAAGAAGGAAGATCTCACTGAGAACTTGGCCACCTTCAAGGAACATTGGCGCATCAAGCAGGAATTGTGCTCGCGGGCAGCGGGACCCAAGCAAACCCGAGATGTAGAGACGGTAGAGAATAGTTATATCTACCAGGAAGAAGATATCTGAGTGGCCAACTTTGCCGACATTGTTGGCCCTTCCCGCCGCCCTGCGGGTGGCCCAGCCCCCATGGTCCCTGCGTACACGGGTCCCGCCCCCGCGCTTGGTGGGGCACCCAAACCCACCTTCAACCCTGGTGCCCCAGGGCCGACGCAAATGCCCGCTCCCATGCCTCCACCTCAACAGGTTCCTGGGACAATTGGGATGACCACCTCCCCCTTTGCGAATAGTCCACCTCCACAAATGCCTGGCACTGCTACCTCTCCATTCGGACGCCTGAGCAGTCCGCGACCGCCAGTGAATGCAGGCCCTGCTGCCTATCATCAGTGGATGTTGCAGCAGCGGAAAGGATTCTAAATGCCTTCCTTTATCATTGGCCCCACCGACCGAAACCCTGACTTCGCTCGTAATGAACATCAGTATGCCAGGATCAACGGCACCCAAACCGCTGTCCTCGTCGCCAATGGTGGTGGGATGATCCATGGGATCACCGTGGGCGTGGCTGGGACTACCCTCAAGTTCTACGATGTGGCCACTGGAGGCCTTACGGATGACACCACGGAGATCATGACCCTCGCCACCGCTTCCATTACCGCAGGGTCCTTCGTCAACCTTGATGTGGCGTTCAGTAAGGGGCTCACCGTGGTGGCTGTCGGTGGGGATGCCACCGTGTACTTCCGTGGGGCCCTCATCAAGTCAGGGCGCTTCTATGGCACCCAACTCGATGGGAATGATGCGCGTGGGGCTGCGGGCACCTCCGCTGACAAGGCCATGGCTAGCTAGAGCGCGCATGTGGCCAAGCGCTTCACACAAACCTTTGATGCGTACTTTAGAGGCATCCTTCAGCGGAAGGCTCCGCGAGCGCGCGACCCCGGCTATGTCGATGAAGCGCTGAACGTCGCCTTCATCGGGGGCGCCATCCAAGGGCGACCAGGGATGCGCCCCTTCAATGGGGTCGCCTTCACTGACGTGGTGCGAGGGATGGGGTGGCATGTCGCCCCAGATGGCACCCGGGAGTTGCTCGTAGCGGCAGGCAACACCCTTCAGCGGTGTTCACTCGGTGGGGATCCCATCGATATGCCCCTTACTGGGCGGGTGCCCACAGAGGGTGGAGCGAGCACCCGTGTGGATGTGCAGAAGGTCAACTTCCTCTCCCTCTCAGGTGGAGCGAACGTCACCTTCATCTACGATGGGGTCAATGCCAACCTGAAGTGGGATGGTACCAACCTCAGCAAGATGGGGGTGCCAGGGGGCTCGGGTGATAACAACCACATTGGTAAGAGTCCTCGCCCTGCTGTGCCCACTCCAAGTCCAGGGGCCATTACCAAAGGTACCCGCACCTACGTCCAAACCCTTGTCAGCGGGGCGAGTGGGCATGAGGGGGACTGCGGGAGCGTAGACCCCAACGATAACCAAAGCCGTGATGTGATCTGTACGGGGGCGCAACAGTTCACCTTTGCCTCCCCTGTGCAGGTGCCCACCACCCCTAACTTTCTGAACAATGAGTTTGATGACCCCCAAGTAACGAGTTGGCGCCTCTACCGCACGGAAGCATTCCCTGGCGCGAAGTTGCGGTTTGTAGGTGAGTCCAACATTGGCGCGGTCATCGTTGATAATGTGACTGATCTCGATATCATCGCGCAGAATCAGGTTGAGCAACTGGTGAATGGGCAGCCTCAAGCGCCCATCGTTGCTATGGTCGAACACCGGGGGCAGCTCATCGCTGCCATGGCCGATGACGCGAGCTTGGTGCGCTTCAGCAACTTCGACCCAGACTATATGGTGCCTGAAGGGTGGCCTCGTAATTACGTGCAACCGGTGGCGCATGGAGATGGAGATACGATCACCGCGCTCAAGTCCTTCACCGAGAGTTGCGTAGTCTTTAAGCAAAAGTCCACCTACGCCATCACGGGGGATACCTTTAGTGAATACAAGATCGAACCCCTGCTGGCAGGGGGGACGCGCATTGGCATCGGATGCGGGTTTCCAGGGAGTATCCTCCAAATTGAAAACGCGCTGTTCTTTGCCGCTCGTGATGGTATCTATCGCCTCGACCGATTTGCGAGCGCCTATGGCGGGCGCGGGCTGCAAGCAGTGCGTATGACCCAAGCCATTGATGATCTCTATGCCGCGGCCAACTTCAGCTTGGGGAGTGCGTGTTTCTTTGATCGGAAGAAGCGCATCTTCGCTTTTTTGGGTCATGGATAAAGCCTACTCAGTCTTACAGTTTATCTCTGCGGTGTTCGACGCTCGGGACGCCGGAGTGCCTATAGAAGAATTAGAGGAGTTGCTCGCGTGTGCCATTATCACCGCCGATAACGACAACGAGAAAGGATCCGCCAATGACCCTAGCAAAAGAAGACTTCTTTCCTGAACGCCTATGGAATGCTGAGAGCGTTCCACCTAAGGGTGTGGTGCTCACCATCAAGCATGTGGAAGAGGAGCGCTTGGGCATCGATCGTGAACTCCGTGCAGTGCTCTACTTTGAAGAGGACCACCGAGGGCTCCCCTTGAGTAAGACTCGGTGGCTCTCCCTCGAATCCTTCGCAGGAGGCAATCCTGCCCGATGGGTTGGCCAGAAGGTCTTCCTGCGTACCGCGCAGATCTCCTTCAAAGGGAAAGCAGTCCCAAGCATCCACATCTCTCGACCACCCCCTACGCCTGAACCTGCTCCACAGGAGAAACCTGATGTCGAGTGATGCTGTGGAGGTACGGGCGACACAAGAATTTGTCCTTGCAGCGCTTAGGCTTAAGAGAGATTTCGGTGCATCCACTGATGATCTCATTGGCCTTCTACAGATGCTGGATGATCCTGAGAGTATGCGTCGTACCGTGCAACGTATGGATGCATTCAAACGTGGAGATACCTAATGGCAAACTTCAGTAAGCTCGCGACTCTTGGGACAGCGACTGGTCCCCAGCCGAACATCAGGCCCCCTATGCAAGTGGGAGGGATGGAAGCGCCGGGGCCTGAGCCTGGTGAGGGTTCCCCGCAAGAGGAGGCGGAGGATCGCGCCTCAGGTGAGCGGGAACCTCCTCCCACTCCGCGTGATCATAAGCAAGCCATCACCCATGAACTCAGTAGTATTAGCTATAATGCGAAACATGCGGCGGCCCACCATCAGGAGACCGCCAAGCACTCCACCAAACTCCTCAACCTGCTGAAGAATGTGCCGGGGTTTGCGGAGCACGCCCGTAAGGTCTAATGGCCCTCCTTGGTTATATACTAGGTGTGGGATTCATCATCTTCATCTTCTGCATCATCCTGAGTATGATGGATTGGTATGGAGATGGGGAGTCAAAGGGTCATTGAGTGGGCCGCATCCTGCGCATCGGAGTGGATACCGTTACCAACTATACCCTGTTGGCGACGAGTGCGTATGATGCGGGAAATCCGGCTGCCACTACGAGCCCGTGGCCCAACAGCGCTGCCATGGATCAATTGTTCACTCAAGCGAGTCCCACTGAGGTGAGTGCGCAAGGGGCCCTCGTCACCTTTAGTCGCTTCCCCGATAGCTACAGCGGCGCCCAAGTCAAACTCCATCCCACTTATGATGTGAGCACCAATGAAAACCCCTTCTTTGAGATGTGGGTGCATGACAGCGTGGCGCTCACCTGGACCCTGCGCGCTTCCATCCAACTCAGTAACCCCTTTGTCGGGATCGCGAGTGGCGCGCGAAAGGTGCTGGACTTCACCTTCTTCCCCTTCCTCCGTCACATCGACATGGTGTGGCTCACCCTCAATCCTGGTGTGGTGGGGGCGCCCACTGTGCAGTTCGATGCCATCCAGCTTTTTGGGCAGTGTGAGGGGGCCCTCCGTAGTGGGAGTGGGCCTGGTGGTATTCAATACACCTGTGACCCCTCCAAAGCCGATCCCACGGCCATCCCTCCTATCGTCTATACTGGCTTCAAGGTGATCTATTCGAGTACTCCTCCTTTCATCACTCATGTGCCCTGTGATGACTTTGCCGGTGATCCGGGCTGTGCCTTCCCCGACCTCTGCAATCCCGCGAGTATTGCGGTCTATCGAGAGTGTCTCCGTGGGATTGGCGATGGAGGAACGAGTCTCAACAACTTTGACGGATGGTTCACACTAAATAACGCACTAATCACGAGTAACTGTAATGGGAATACGAACACCGCACTCCCTGATCCCCCACCTGTGAAGGCGCCCAAACTTCCCCCGGTGGATTTTTGTGATCCAACCTCGATTGACGCGCATCGTGCCGCTATCGCGGGGGATGCGGATTTGCTCGCGAGTTTTAACGCACTCATTGATACCCTCACGGAGGCGGGGTTTTTCACCTTGGTGTGCCCCCCCGCAGACCCTCCCGCCACCTATGTGGACCCAGTGACCTTACAACCTGCTGCTGATCCCACTGACCAGCCCGTGCGCCCCTTTCATGCGGGCCCCGGTGGGGATCCTGCGCCCAATCCTCCTGTGCAAAAGAGTGTGCCCCCCAAGGCGCCCGGTACTGGAGGTGGTGGGCAGCAAGAGTTCATCGCCTTCTTTTTCCCTGGAAATATTACCTACAACATTCCTGTTCCAGGCTCGACACCACAACAACTCCTTGAATTTCTTGTGAATAGTGGGCCACCTGAACTACTTGCTGCATGGAATGCTCGGGATCAAATTGTCAATGTGCCGAATTTCACGTTTCCCACTCCACGTCGCGTGCAATTGACTTTTACAGGCTTAGTGAGTGGTACAGTGGTCGGCGTTCGGGTCATGCAGTTTGACCCAAATGGGCCCTTCACCGCAGAAACCCTTACTACTCTCTTTTCTGGTGCGATTCAAACTACCTGTGTAGTCAATACTAGTGCAGGAACCTTTGGAACTCCTCATCCAACACTAACAGATCCCTTCTACGTACTCTTTCGAGATGGTACGTCCACCACCCCTCTCTTACGTTTAGCCTCAGATAATACCATTACTTGCGCAATGCCTGGCGGTGGAGGTTTCCAAGGAATTTTTGTGGATGTGCGGGCCACTCCTCCCGCAGGTACTGGGGTGGTGATAACAGTTGTGGCGAGCGTGGTGTAACGATGGCTGCGATCCCCTGCCAAGATTATGTCACTGAGGCCCCAGGGCTGGTGCCCAAGCGCATCGAGCGCACCAACCCGGATGCGCTCCGTAATCGCTGGGTGAACTTCATCCTCTCCCTTGATCTCAGCCCGGAGCAGAAGGATGCGCTTGGTGAAGGAGTGGGTGCGTGGAGCCTGTGGGACGTGCCCGCCACCCACTGCGCGCAAATCGATGATGACCGTGGAGAAGACCTGATTGCGTTCAGCATCATGGACAATGTGTTTTGGTTCGACTGGACTCGCACCCAAGATGAGTGGAGCTGGAATGCGTTTGCGCCCATCCACCACCTCATTCGGATTGGTCCCCTCCCTTCCAATCCTACTGAGACTCAACCTCAGGGTGGCTTTGACCTCGCAGCGCTCAAGCGCATGGTGGAGTTCACCTTCACTCTGAAGGATGGGGATACGGGGGCACCTGGCGCCATTTGGACGGTGACGGTTGGGGAATGGGACCGGGAGGAAGCCACCTCCCGTACCGGGCGCCGGGCCACTGCTGAGAGGATGCGCACCCAGATTAGTGTGAAAGGGCGCGCCTTCATCATTACCCTAGAGCACAGCGCCAATGAGCCCGTGCACATCGACCACTGGCACGCCGCCTGGGACCTCGTGGGCAGGCGGGTGCGCGAGGCAGGGATCGTCTAATGGCCATCAACCATCGCGATGAGGTGCGCACTGCGCGCCGGATCCTCAACAATAAGGCCACGACGCTGGGCATCACCATGGACAGCGAGCGCCAGCAACCTGGCGCCAACCAACGCACCCTCTCCTTTCAAGCGCTCAAGTTAGTTAATGATGCCACCCCTCGTGCCGACCGCGAGCAACTCCAGCTTGATGATCCCCCTGCTGGCGCCTTCAACGGGGGGAACACCGCCTTCACCCTCTCGCGTCCCGTCACAGGCCTAAACATTCACGTGATTTGGGGGGATAGCGCCACCCCCCAAACCCTCCCGCTCATCAAATCCAACACCAACCCTCCCACCACAGGGGAGTTCTTCTTCGATCCGGGCGACCCCACCCACATTGTGGTTGGAAACCCCCCGCTTGCGACTGATAGACTGATCGCCATCTACCGAGTCGATCAATAGGAGTATGCCATGGCACTCTTTCAAGGTGGTCCCCTCATCCAAGGTAGCAACACTGGGGGTGGGTTTGGTGGCACTGGCCAACTGGGCTCCATTTTCAGCCAGTTCTTGAAGGCACCCAACGCGCCCATCAGGCCTGCCCAAGTGGGCCTCCCTTCACCCGGGGATTATGGGACCCCTGGGACCGCACCCACCATCGCGGATCCCTCCAAAGGGAACTATGGCCTGGATCCCACCGATAAGGCGAACGCGCAACGGGGGATTGAGGAAGCGGCAGCCAACGCTGCTGAAGCCCATTTTGGGTTCGATAACCCCATGAAAACGGGAGCTTTCGCCACCCTCATGAACCAAGCGAATGAGTTGACGGGGGGTGCGCAACAAGCGGCTGCCATGCAAGCGAAGGATGCCGCGCAGCGCCGGGGCTATGCAGGGGGATTTGAGGATAGCTCCCGTTCAGCTTCCATCGACAAAATGAATGCCCTCGCCACCGCAGGGTTCGCGGGCGCTGATTCCATCCGCAAAACTGAAGGGGATATGTATGGGAAGGCCATTGGCGCCTTCACTGCCCTTCAAGACTCCTACAATCAAGCGGAAGCGGCTGGGAACACCGCCTTCGCCCATGATCTCACCACCACCCACATTGAGAATGCCGCCAATCAGTTGAAGACCATGGATCTAAACCAGCAACAACGCGCCCACTATGGGGATGCGCTCAATCAAGCCCGTCAGCTCCAAGCCCAGCTCAATGAGCAATTCAATAAAGATCAGATTGATAACTCTCGGTTCATTCAAGGGAATGCGCAGATTGCCGCCCAATTGCAGGCGACCATGGCCACCCTCGGTGAGAAAGCCCGTGAGTTCAACATCAGCGCTGGGCAGCAGCAGCAACAGTTTGGCGAGGGCCAGCGCGAGTTCAATGTGACCCACCAAGATGCGGTGGATCGCTCCCAGCGCCCCCGTGGGGGGCCTGGTGATCAATTCCTTGGCTTAGCGTAAGCCAGTGGTGTGCGCCCCCTTGCCCTCCTCTGTTTAGTCATTCTCCTCATCCTCGCGAGCCCAGCATGGGCAACGGTGGATGGTGGAGCTACCTACACCACCTCTGGTGGGAGCACGAGTAGCACTGTCACCGTGGCCTGTGGGCAATCCAATTGCGTCGATAACTCTGCGCCCACTGACTCTACCTATTGGGGGCTGAGTGACACCCTGACGGATTGTGATGTCAGCGTCGAACTGAGCAATCCTCCTGGTGTAGGGAAGTCCTACACGGTGGCCGTTGCGTATGGCACCAGTGCCCTGCTCGCTGCGAGTGACTGCGTGATTGACGACAGTCTCATGTCGAGCGCGTCTGTTGGCAGCATTGCCAATACTCAACAAGAGTTAACAGGTAATGTCACCTTATCAGGCAATGCGGCGGCGGGCGCCTGCATGAAACTTACCTTTGCACCAGTCAGTACACCCGCAACTGGGGTCGTACGCGCGACCCTCACTTGTCACACCACCGCCTCTGGCGCTGATGGCTTGATGGGGTTCAACACCGCTTCCACCTCAAGCTTTAGCTCTAGTGGTGGGTTCCTTGGGCCTGCGCAAACCGGCGCGACCGCTACACTTCGCAACTATTGGATCGCCCCACGAGATATCACCAAGTGTGCGGGGTCTCTCGCGATTTCCACCAATAACTTTAGTGGGAGTCCGCGCAAGTTCCAGTCACATGTCTCTTCCACTGCTCTTACTACTGCACAGAATTGCTTAGATATCGTCACCTACAATGATGTCGATCAGTGTAGTGTGGCGACAAACCAACGCTCCTGTAAGTTTACTTCTACGGCGCTCGCGATTACTGCCCATAAATGTTTCGATGTCAGCCTTGTTGTCCCTGCTAACGCAACCACAGCGCAAGTCGCCTCCTTCTCATGTACAACCGATGCCGCTGGCACACCACAAACTGGCGCAAATATCTATGCGTTCGCGGCGAATGAGACGAATACAGGGACCACCTTTTGTGGCCTTAATTTTAATAATGGAGATCAGTGTGCCACGACCAATACCGATGCCACCACCTTCACCCTCGCCAAAGCTATCTCCACACTGCATGGAGGTGTAGCCCTCACGACTGCTCCGGATGGAGTGAAGACGATTGCGGTCGCGTTGCGCTGTTCGAGTGCTGCGGCCAGTTCCCAAACCTGTGCGGCTGCTATTGCAGCGAGTTCTACGGACACCGCGCTTTGTACAATCGCGGCGGGCAATAAGAGTTGCTTTTGGACAGGTGTCGCGGGTTCGAGTCAAAAAGGGGCGTGTTGTACCTTTGTGCTGACACCATCCGCCGCCTTGGCTGTCGCGCCGGGTAATCTCACTCTAACGTTGGAAGCGGAGAATGGACCAGATACCACACCCACTCCTACTCTGACGCCGACGCCTACGCTGACTCCCACGCCGACTGTCACCCCAACCTCAACATTGACACCAACTCCAACGGTAACTCCGACCCCAACCCCTACACGCACCCCTACGCCCACTTTGACCCCTACTCCGACAGTCACGGCGACCCTAACCCCAACGCCCACGGTGACAGCCGTGTTGACCGCCACGCCAACCCTCACGCCCACACCGACCGTGACCGCAACCTTAACCCCAACCCCGTCAGTCACGCGTACGCTCACTCCGACCCCTACACCCACTTCAACGCCAACGGTGACCCCAACCCGCACCGTCACGCCTACTGCCACCTGTCCCTTTCCCACCCCCTGTTTCTTTGGCAATAGCGTCTGTGTCGCCACCCCAACGCCAAGCATGACCGGGTTGACCCCCACTGCCACGCCCACGGTCCAATAAGATGAGCCGCGCCCGCACCCTCGTCATCCAACTGCTCACTTATGTGGTGTGGCTCGTCTTCCTTGGGGTGCTGGTGCACTGGGTGCTGAGCCCCATGGCCGCTGTGGGGGAAGTGATCACCCCCAGCGAGCTACAGGCACCAGGGCAGGTGCCCGGCCTGTTTGACTGCCCCACCTATAACAAGAACGAGTTTAAGTGGCAGAACTTCTGTGGAGGGCCCACTGGCCCCGGCCAATGCTTCAGCCTCCCCTGTGTGAACAAGTTCTGCTTCCAACCCCGCCCCTGCGCCAGTGGCCAGTTTGCCTACGCGGTGGGGAAGAATGGGGATGCGATCTGTGCCCCTGTGATACAGGTGACGGCTACAGGGACCACCCCCACGGCAACACCAACCATTACGAGCACCGCTCCTACGGTGACCCCTACACCAACGGTAACCCCAACCTTCACCCCTCAACTCACGCCCACACCGACCGCAACTCCTACCGTGAATGTGTGTGTAGACATCCTCGCGTGTGTCACTCCCACACCAACGCCTACTGTTACGGTGACCCCAACCGCGACGAAGACAGCCACCCCTACGGTCACCATCACCCCGACACCCACGATCACCGCAACCCCCACCGTCACCCCGACGCAGACTACAGTGGCCACGCCCACCACGGGCCCAGTGTTGGGCATCAGTGGGAATGATCTGGTCTTCACTTTCCAGAACTATGTAGAGTTATTAAGTAACTCTCTCTATATTAAGTTTGATGCCGCTGATCTTGGGAAACCTGCGGACATCATCCACATTGAGTTGATCCCGAGCGCCACTCCAACCCCCACACCCACTCCTACACGTACGGTCACCTTCACTCCTTCCCCTACGGTGACCCCAACGAAGACCCTGATTGGCACCAGCACCCCTACGGTCAGCTCGACACCTGCGGCCACTCCCACCCCTACGTTTACGCCCAACACCGTGAGCATTCCCATCATGTTTGGGGTGTTCAATGCCTCCAATAGCATCACCCAGTTCTTCTCGTTGAATGGCTCATCGAGCGCGACCGAGAATAATCTCCGCCATGCGCTCCAACTCGACACCTTCAGTGGCGCGGCCACCGAGTTCTGGTGTGAGGTGGGCACCGCTCCCGGTACGGGCACCAAGTGGACCTTCACCCTACGCGTGAACAACGCGGATAGTGCGATGAGCTGCGAGATCGCCAACGCCGACACCACCTGCCGGAACACGGTGCCGGTGGTTCCAGTCAACGATCAAGATACCATTGATATTTCGAGTGTGCCTTTTCAGAGCCCAGTAGGAGCAGCGGGCACCAAGTGTGGATTCACCCTTCGGTTGAAGGTGCAGCAGGCCACCCCCACACCCAGTCCGACGGTTACCCCTACACTGACGCCAACACCGACAGTAACGGCGACGAAAACCGTTACCCCTACGATCACCGCTACCCCAACAGTGTCGGCAACGGCCACCTTGCGCCCTACGGCCACCCTCACCGTGCGCCCTACGGCCACCGCTGTAGGGACCACTGGCACCCCACTACCCACTCCTGCGATTGTGGTCCCTCTCCTCGAATCCAGTGGGTACATTTTCAGTGCCACCAACACCCAATTCATGTGGGGCACCTCTGACACTGATCTAAGCAGTGGGCATCATGTGGTTTCCACTTCTGAGGCCCTTGTTCAAGCGCAGATTGCGCTCGCGGGCACGACCGGCACCCTCACCGATCTGACCTGTAACATGCCCCTCGGGGCGCCAGGCGTTGGGGGCCGCTTTACCATGACCGTGCGCATCAATGGGGTCTCCTCCACCTTGGTGTGTGCCATTGCTAATCTGGACACCACCTGCACCTCCGATGTGTTCGCGGAGAAGTCCGTGGTGGATAGCGATAAGCTCGCGATTCAGATTGTGCCGAGTGCGGTTAATAGCGCCAATCTGCCCTTGTTGATTAACTGTGGAGTGGCGCTGAAGGTCGCGAATCCCACGCCCACGGTCACCACGAGTCCCACACCCACGGTGACGGTGACGCCAACAGCTACCCTTACGCCAACACTAACAGTGACGCCCACAGTCACCGCAACTCCAACGGTTACTCTAACCGCAACCCCCACCGTGACGCCTACACGGAGCCCAACCCCTACATTGACACCCACGAAGACGGTCACTCCTACCCTAACGATTGGGGTGACCCCTACAGGGCCTGCAGCGACGCGTACCGTCACGCCATCCCCAACCCCAACTGTGACGGCGACGAAGACTGCGACGGCCACCCGCTCGCCTACTCCTAGCTTGACCCCTACGCCTGAGAGCAGCCCGGTGGCACCCACCTACATGGCGCTCCCTGCAGGCAATGGTGCAGTGGGGGTGCTCTACGCTAACAATAACCAGGATGGCGCCACCATCAGTCGCCACTTGAAGTGCAGCGCGTTCATCCCCCAATACACTTTGACGAACATCCAAACCATTCAGTTCCGTATTGGGCTTGGAGGCACCACCGTCAATAACAACTGTGGCATCGCCATCTACGCGCAGCAGTCCACAGACCTTGATGAATATCAGGTAGCGACGACGGGGATGAAGAGCTGTATGGACATGTCCCAGACATGGACCCAATCCTTTGCCGCAGTCTCTGTTCCTCCCTGTACAAGTGATAGCGATTGCACTCCGTTGTCTGGGACTGGACCGATGCTCTGCCAACCCAACTGTTATGATCCTAGTGGAGTTGCCCCTCCAAATAATCTTACATATGTGCGGACAATCTCCCCATTAAATGGTCCTTTCACCCTCTATCAAGGTGTGAAGTATTTCTATTGCTGGACCGCTGTGGGCACCTCTAGTAGCAACCAGTTCTTCGTGAGCCCCGCTACCTCTGGTTTTGAATTGCTTGGTAATCCCAACGGTACGAGTGCTACGGATGTCAACAACAATGGTGAGGCTACCAATCTTGCGACTACAACCAATATGCCAGGCCAGCTCGCAGGGATTGCCGCCACTGCTGGCACCCCGCCAGCTAGCTCAGCCCTTGTGGTGTTAAGTCAATGAAAATACTTCTATTCCTTCTATTGCTACTCATCCCCACCACAAGTTGGGCGACGGCACCCTTCCTCCATCCACCAGGGACGGGTAACAACTATGCCCCCTGCTTTCCTGGTGCTGATCATGGTTTGTACTTTGGCAACACCTGCCTCAATGACTTCAGTCAAGGCGGCCCTGGGGAGTTTTTCTTCGTCAACATGGATCTGGCGATGGCGGCGGAGCAATACACCCAAACGGGTTCCACGGGCATTGTAAACTATCGGCTGAATGTAGATCTGAGTAAGGCGACCCCTAATCCGACCAACGATGCCCAAATGAACATCTTTGGGTTTCAGTCGCTGTTGACTGGGGGAGCCACGAACCTTCCGGACACCCGCCCATTCTTCCTTGATTTCACCTATAACAATGCGACCACTGATGGGCATGTAGGGGGCGTGGTGCCGAGCATGTTTGCCATTCGCTCGACGATCACGACGGGGCGCTTAGCGGGCCTCACGGGGGTGCATATTGAGAGTCCGGTGTATCGTTTTGTGCAATGTTTAGCGGGCGCAAATGCGGGGGTGGCGTGCACCGATGATAGTGAGTGTCCTGGATCATTCTGTTCAAGTCCTGAACTGGCGTGTGTGGGAGGGCCGAATCAGGGTGCTTCGTGTAGCATCGATCAACAAGGAGGCATCGCGGATTCCATCTGCCCCTCCAGTTTCTGTGGAAAAGCCTTCGTCAATAGCCTCCCCGCAGGCCTTATCATTGAGCAACAAGCCATCAGTCCAGCCGCAGGTGAGCGGGGGTTTGGAATCAAAACCCTAGGCTCCACCGATGATTCCTACTTTCTTGGGCGCATGGCCATCGGAGCATTCCTCAATGAAGGAGGAGACACTACTCTTACTGCTGCCCCCAACGCGCATTTTCTCGTAGAGGGTGGGATTGCGCCTGGAGATGTACCTGTGGTCAATAGCACCCGCCCCCTCCCGTATCTTCAATATTTCAGTAATCGCACCGAACTCGTCCCCGCCATCGGGAATGTAGTGGTGCAGGATCTCGCGGTGAACGCGAACTATGGCACGACCACCACCCTTGCGGATCCGCATGTACTGGGTGTGGAACAGAGCACGGTCGCAGGCTCTGCGGTCGGCGCCATCGCCACTGAGGGCATGGTCAATGTGAACTGTGATGCGACCGCCATCACCCGTGGAGATTATCTGATCACCTCCACCACCGCAGGGTTGTGCACCACCAATGGCACCACTCCGCCTCCACCTGGCGCACTCCTTGGGCGCGCCATCACCTCCAAGGGCGCTGGGGTTGGAACAGTGGATGTGTTGCTGAATGTTGGGGGGGTGAGTGTGCCCACCACTCCAACCGCCACGGTGACTGCAACCCCTACTCCTACGATTACCGTGACACCGACTCCTACGGTGACCGTCACCCCTACCGCTACCTACCCTGTATATATTCTTAACACTCCCACGCGCACCCCAACTGTCACGCCAACACCCACTTCAACAGCAACCCTTACCCTTGGTCCTACCCCAACTGGACCCGCTGCCACACGGACTGCCACCCCTTCACCCACACCCACCAGCACCCTCTCTCCCACACCAAGCCCAAGTCCTACGGCTCCGGTAGAGATTGGCACTAGCCTTCGTATTGATGGGCAATATCTCTTAGTGCGTGGGGAAAACCAGTTCGCCCTCCTCCAACAAGACACCTATGCCGCCCCTGGAGGGGTGCTAATTCAAGCAGCTAATGGACTGACCCCGCTGGGTAATGTTGGGAATAATGGTGGAGCGGTGACGCTCCAAAGTGGTGGAGGGACTGGGGTAGCAACTAGTGGGGCTATCAGCCTCTTGTGTGGCACCCCTGGTTCAAACTGGGTTGGGGGAGACATTGACCTCAAGCCCTCGAAAGGTACGATCACTCCCTTTGGGAATCGCATCTACTTTGATAATGCGGCACACCTCGTTGCAAAAGGTGGCAGTGTGCCCACCCTCTCTAGCTGTGGGACTAGTCCGAGTGTGGTCGTTGGCACGGATAGCGCGGGCAGTTTCACGGTAGGCTCCGTGGCCACCGGGTGCGTCCTCACCTTCAACCAAACCTGGATCAACGCCCCGCATTGCTTCGCGAACGATCATACCTCGGTGATTGCCGTCGGGACCACCACGACGACCACCACCATTACCTTCGACACCGCCACCCTCGCCGCCATTTCGAGCCAAGCCCTTGATTACTTCTGTATTGGAAATGAATAATGTATAGATATATATTCATTCTATTACTTCTTCCTACTGTGGGCTGGGCCGCCCCCCCAGGCCAAGACACCCTCATCCCCAATGCCAAGCGCTTTGGGGATGCGCCCTCCCACCTCTGGCAAACTCAACTCGCTCCTCACCACTATCGATTGTGTTACAACACCGCCCCAGATGGGGGCGGCACACGGGAGGATGCCAGCTCTCTGAGTGATGTGCAGTGTGTGGACTTCAATGGGGAGCCCGCTACCAATACCCTGTGCTTAGTAGAAGGGCATGGCATTGATAGCGCGGATGGGGCCCGAAACCTACTCTGTGTAGATGTGGTGCGCACCAGTTTTGGCCCTGATCTAGCGCTTGGAGGGGGTGAGGATGCCCGCCTTCTGAGTCCCTCAGCGAAGGGCACCAGTCCTGAGCGCCAAACCCAAGCGTATGAGCTGCTCTTTCGTACCGAGGACACCCGTATCGCCCTCCAAGCGCCCACTGCCCTCTGTTTAGGGGTGACCCCCTGGCACGTCCACGCCTGCACCGCCAGTGACGGGGCGCTGGGCACCTTCATTGGTTATGACACCGTGGAAATTGGGTGGGTGGCAGAAACCCTCGTCTATGCCAGCACCCGGGGGATTGTGCGTGGGGCGCCCTGCACCGGCACCATCAACACCGGAGACCCGGTGACCTTGGGCCATACCCTCTTCACCACAGGGCTCTTGGTGCCCCCCTCGTCTACCCCGCTGGTGGGTCATGCCTTGACCCCCTGTGATGGTGCTACCTTAGACTTCCTTCAGCAATGACAACGCCCCATCAACTGCGCTAGGATGCGCGCAAAGGAGACCCCATGCCCAAAGCTCTCGCGGACTGGTGGAACGATCCCACCCACAAAGCGCTCATCGCGCGCTTCCTCATCTTCATTTTTGGCGCGCTCGTCAAAGCAGGCAAAATTCCCACGGGGTATGAGGGGCTCGGGGATTTCATTGGACCCTTCATCATGGGCAGTGCGCTGCTTGTGCCGGCGGGGCAGATGAATGCGAGTGGGGTGGTGACGCACACCACCACTACCACCACGAAGGTGGAAGCGCTCGAACCCCCCAAGGTGGCGCCCATCGTTGTGCCCGTGAACGCACCTACCCTCCAGCCCACAGTGGTGCGGGGGCCCACCATGCCTCAAACCACTCCCCATCCCTAATGGACGCCGCTACCATCACCGTCCTGATGCAAAGTATCACCACCCTCGGGGTGGCCTTCATCACCTACATGGGTATCCGGTTCACCAGCACCATTAAGAAACTGGAGACCAACACGAATTCAATCAAAGATGCGCTGGTGGAGGTCACCCGCAAGTCCAGTTTTGCCGAAGGGATTCTGGAGGAGAAGCGCCGTCGTCGGGAACTTCCCGACGACACAAAGGAGGACAAATGAGTCTCATTGCCTTTCTCATCACACTAATTGTGGTGGTATGCATCATCTATTGTGTCCGCTTATTGCTACCGATGCTGGGCCTCCCTGAGCCCATCAACACCGTGATCATGATCATCATTGGGCTCATCTGCTTGCTCTGGTTACTCAACTCGTTAGGTGTGGTGGGGAGTGGCCCATTCTTGCGTATAGGAGGGGGCAATGGCCAAGTGTTTGCTCGTTAGCATCTTCGCCACCCTCCTCGTGGGATGCTGCGCGGATATGAAACTGGGCATCATGGCCTATGGAAAGAGCGTGGAGCAGCAAGCGGGCACCAGCCAGCTCCTCCTCCAGCGCTGCCGGAAGGGGGATGACCCCGCGTGTAGCGCCCTCAACCAAAGTCTGATTACGCAGCAGCAAGCAGCCCGTCTGCTCCAAGGGTTGGCTGCTAAACCTTAGTGAAAGGAGTATATATGAAGTATATCTATTATAGTATTCTACTTAGTCTGGTGATCGCCGGGTGCACTACCATCTGCAAGATTCCTGGCGTGAGCATGCTTGGCGTTCCTTGTCCATCTCCCACCGCCACCTTGCTTCCACCTATCCTGAGCTAAGTCATGGCTGCCCTCAATACTGGAGCACTGCTTCAGCAACTGTGGGATTGGGCGCGCAAACTCGCTGCGGATCCCAAGAACTCTAACCTGTTGGATAGTGTGGTGGCGTTCCTGAAGGGGCTGCAACGCAGTGACATCACCGCTGCCATCGCGGATATCCAAGCGAAACAGGCAGCGTTGGTGGGCACTGGCTCCCTTGCAGACCTCTCCACCCCAAACTTGATCCTCTACGCCACCTTGGGGGATGCCGCCGTCATGCTCACCGCTACTGATCTGGCAGGGGCAGCGGCAGCGGATGTGCAAAGCTGGTTTGTGGAGCACGCCATTCCTGTGTTGGAAGACTTGGCACGGCTCGCCCTTCCATTACTCGTGATGCTGTAAGGAGTCCCTATGGCCACCTTTTCAAGTGTACTCGACCTTGCCCACAAACTCTTTGATGCGCACGCAGCAAGTGCGGATGAAGATGCTCCTGCTCCGCAATCGACACCAAAGAAGGACCCAACCTATGGCCTGCATCCAGGTGAAGGCCAACAAATTAAGGACCAACATCTGTTGGATGATCCCAACGATCCCAGTAAATGAGCGCTCCTCCTTCCAGCCTCCAGCAACACTTTGCCCTGACTCTCGCCCAATTCATCGTGCGCATCAATGCGCTGGGGTGGAAGGTCACATTGGGGGAAGCCTATCGACCCCCTGAGTTAGCGCAGCTCTATGCGCAGCAAGGGCGAGGGATTGCCAATAGCCTGCACACCGTGCGTTTAGCCATCGATCTCAATATCTTTGATCACGAGAATAACTATCTAAGTGACACCAAGGATCTCGAAACCGTTGGGGCGATTTGGGAAGCGCAGGACCCCTTAGCCGCGTGGGGGGGTCGATTTGGTGATGGAAACCACTTTAGCTTCGGATATGAGGGACGCCGCTGATGGCCACATTTAAGAAACTCGCTGGGGCTCCTCCTTCTGATGATACGGATGACCCCATTGCCCAGTCCTTCCGCAACATCGGGGCGCCTGCACCTCCCAGTGCGGATTACACTGCTAACGCCAACCGCACCGCCCCTAAGCCTGGCGGGATGCCCACACGCAAGCCTAATGAGACACTTGAGGACTATGCCGCACGCATTGCAGGAGGTGGGTGATGGCCGCTGGAGATGGATTTGCCAACCTGTTGGAAGCGGATGATCCAACCTACAAACCTCCAGATGAGGTTGCCCCGACAGGGAGTGAAGGGGGGCCTGGGTCGCTCAGTGAGGACATCGCGACTGGCAAGCAGGTGGCGGCTGCGAGCAAAGTGAAGGGGTTCGCGGGGTTTGACCGCCCACTCCAAGCGCAGGAGTTGATGCACAGTGGAGAGGAAGCCCAAGCCCTCCAGGCGAATGACGCCCGCCGTCATGCGCTCGCGGAAAAGGAGCGGGCCTCCATCAACTTAGGTGAGGCGGCAGCCCGCCAAGATGATCTCCGTCGCGCTGAGTTCGGGACCGCTGATCCCCTGAAGGCTGCCCAGTTGAAGGCCACTGGGGTGTTTGATGCGGACTTTGGGGAGCGTTTCAAAGCAGACCCTGAAGGCAGTGCAGCGGCAGCGGCTCGTGCCCTCAGCATCTTAGGGAAAGGAGGCATGCAGGATGCCCCTACTGGTCCAAGTGGCCCCGAGGCCCTCACGGGAGGTCGCAAATACAGTGTAGGCACTGGGCAGCATGGGGAACCCTACTTTACCAACCTCTCCCCAAGTGAGTTGAAGGAGGAAGCGCATCAGCGCAGTGCCCTCACCGGGGAGTCCTATCAACCCAGCGTCACTGATCTGCACCGCATTCCAGGGATGCAAGATCAACCCGCTGGAGCCCCTGGCACTTCTTCAACTGACCCCGCAGATATTCTGTTTCAAGGGAAACTCACCAAAGTGCAGGAGATCATTGGTCAACCCGCGCGGGATATTAAGCAATTAGAGGCGAAACAGGATCTCAAGAATCGTATGATTCAAGTGGGGCATGATCAAGGGCTCGATGCTGCGCGCAGTCAGTTGGTGGATGAGATGCGGAAGAACCCCTTACTTGGGATCGCGGCCTTTAAGGACGCGGACAATACCCTCCTCAAGTATGGTCAGCACACCGCCCGAGAGATTAAGAATAAGCACTTGGATCCCACCCTCTACTTCCCTTCACAGAAGGCCAATGTGGTGCCAGGTACCGATGCCAATCCAGCGGAGCAAGCGAGTGTGACCAATCCTGGTGGCCGCTTGAACGACACCACCTTTCAGCAGGAACAACAGCAGCATGTCGCTAATCAGACTACCCAGCAGATTGATCAAGCAGCGGCGAAGGAACAACCCACCACTGCGCAATATGCGCGTGGAGGGGTGAAGTCTGTGGCACCCACCCAACTTGACCCTGGGGACCCTACTGCTGGGGCAGGGCCCCGCTCAGATCTTGGCATCCTTGGGGGCCTGATTAAGGAGAAGTTGAAGCGCAAGCAACGGGAAGCTGACGCGCGTGGCTATGACCCCAACGCCCAATCCGACATCGCGAAACTGTTTGGATTCTAATGGCTGGCGTTGGCATCTTTGATGATCTCTCTGAAGGGATTGGTGCCGCAGGGCGGTATCTCGATCCCACCGCTGCCCAAGGCCGCGACCCTGACGCGGAAGGGGAGAATGAGCGCGGCACTTATAGTGAGGACCCTGAGGTGGGGGCGCGCGCCATCCAGCTCGCCCAGCCTGATCTTGAAGGGCACTCTATTGGGGGGTTCTTCAGCAATCTCCTCGACAATGTAAAGGAGTTTGCGCAAGGGAGCGCGCACCTCATTACCTATCCCATCGCGCACCCCGTTAACACTGCTGAGGCGCTGATCCATCCCATCGATACCGCTGAGACCATTGGTGGGGCACTCGTCCAGAACTACAAGCAGGCGTATACCCCGCAACCCAACGAGTCCATTCCTGGGATGATCCTCCGCAGGCTTTACGAGAAGCCGGTGGATACTCTCATGGATGCCAGTCTCCTTGGACAAGCGGCATTTGGGGGCGCTGGCCTTGCCACCCGTATCGCCACTGCTGGCACCCGTGGCTTAGCAGAGGGGGCTGAGGCGGCTGGGCGCATTGGGGATGCGCTCAAGCTGGGCTCAGGGGTGGTGGGCCCTGACCTCGCTGCCGCTGGTGAGATAGGGGCGGATGCTGAGTCTGTCGCTAGGCGGGCTGCCACCGCCAATAAGTATATTGATCTCTTTGATAGTTTAAGTGAGCGTGCGAAGCGCTTAGACCCCCTCAGTATTGCGCAAGATATTGGTGGGGTCGCTCTCAAAACCACTGCTCCTGACCTGTATGCGGCATGGCAATCCACTAAGCAGATGACGGATGCCACCGCTGCCCGCAACGCCCAGTTACTGGCAGTGGATGCTCAGCAGAAGCGGATGACCACCCAAGCCTTCGCGCACCTCAACGATGCGGAGAAGCTGGTGGTACAGCCCTACATTGAGGGGCGGGTGAACTTTGATCGCCCTGTGGGTGAGCAGCTCATCAACTCCACTGGGCAATGGGTGCCTATTAAGGGGGATGTCATTAGGCCGGATGCGCTTGAACAGGCTCGCCAGAACTATATCCCTATTCAACAATGGATGCTCCAACAACAAGGTCGCACCACTGCCCAAGTCGCCGAGACCGCTGGTATCAAAGCCGCGAACTTTGCCCGAGAACAACTCGGAGACAAGTTTGATCCCCTTGACCCCGTGACCAGTGACTTTGTGCAGAAGTTTGCTCAGAGCGCGGTGCAACAGAACAATGAATATCTCAAGTCTCGGGCTCTTGGGACGATGAGGACCGCCCTGGATATTGGGAAGGAGAAGGAGTGGGAGCGCCAGATTGAGTCCATGGTCGCGGACAACACTTATGCGACCGCAAAGGATGCCGCTGCCAACTTCCCTCGACCACAGCAAACCACGCCTGAGGAGGCGCTCGCCCTCATGGGCCCGCAAGGGGGTATCTATTTCCCTCACTCCGCGGAGAGTGGCTCTGCTGCCCAATCCACCATTGCGCATCTGCTTACCAAGTTTGGGGAGGCGAGTACCTTTAAAGAGAACACCTATGCACTCTTCCGCAGTGGGTTCATTGATAACAATGACCCCATTAAAGCGGTGCAGCGTGCACTCTCCACCTACAATAAGGGGCAGAGCTGGCAATCCATCGCGCAAGATGCGGTGGAGAAAAGTGTGGCGATGGGCACTGGTGCTCAAGTGATGGAGAAGGGGTGGAACCCCAACCTCGATGCGGATGTGATTGCGCGCACCCACCAACCCTGGAGTCCTGGGGATTTGATGACCGACAGTATGGTCACCGAGGATCTCCAGCATATGCTGACCCGTGGCTTGGAAACCAGCGCGGAGAGTGGGGACATGAACATGATGGAGATGGCCAAGCGGGCCCTCCAAGGGGCTGAGGATGGCCCCATGTACAAGCCCCGCGCGGATGCCAAGGTCTACAAGATTCCCACCGCCATGGGCCACGCCATCGATGAGTTGAAGGATGCGCATGCGCCAGTCACCAACCCCCTCTTTCGCACCCTCGATAGCGCGATGGGGTATTGGAATTGGGGCACCCTCAATCTGCGTGCTACTCGGCTCATCAACCGGGTCACTGGGCATAGCTTGTTTGCGGCGATGCAGGGAGTGCACCCCTTCAGTGTGCAAGGGGCCAGCGCCCTCGTGGCCACTGGGCGCGCCCTCCTTGGTGCTGCTGGCTTGGGTGGGGAGCGTGAGGCCCAACTGGCTAAGGTGTTTGATCTCCCTGGTATCCGCACGGGTGGCCTAGAGACCAGCCTCCTTGAAGCTTCAGGTGGTGTTGGAGGGCGCTTGGCAGCGAGTGATAACCCAGTCGCTCGCTTCTTTGGCAAGGGCTCCAATGTGATTGCCAACACCGCTACTAACATTGATGCGGCCTTCCGCGCGGCCAGCCTGTTCTATGAGCTGAGCCCCAACTCCATCGGCCGAGTGCAACGGATGATGGGGCATATGGCCGCAGCCCCTAGTCTAGGGGAGACCATCGAGCGCTTCAGTGAAGCGGGTGGGGATGTGATGAAGCTCCCCGAGTTCACCCAAGCCCTCAAGGGAGTCAACCGGTATTTTGGTGATTATAACAGGCAAACTCCCTTGGAGCGTAAGTTGGTGCGCAGGATCACCCCCTATTACCAATTCATTAAACATTCTACTGAATTATTCACCCGTTATCCCTTTGAGCACCCCTTGATGGGTGCGGGTGCCCGTGCCTTAGGTCAGGCCGTCACCCAGGATCTCAAAGACCAAGTGGCCCACATGGGCTTCAATTGGGACACCGATGTGAAAGATTACCTGAAGGATGGGATCCCTATTCAGAGTGACATTGATGGGGAGACTGGGCAGAAACGCCTGCTGATCATGCCCACCAAGGTGTATTATCCCTTCAGCCATCTTACGGGGAATGCGAGTGAGGAGATGATCAACTCTATCGCGCCTTGGCTCCGCATCGCCATCGAACAAACTACTGGGGTCAACTTGTTTAAGAAGGAGAAGTATCGGGGCGCTATCTCCAGCTTCGATGGCCAAGAGGTGGATGAGCACACCGGGGAGATCAAGCAGACCTTCACCCATCCCTCAGTAGGAGAGGCAGTGCTGCGCCAATTCTGGCCTTACAACATGGTGAAGGATCTGGTGGCGAATGGGCGCATCCCCACGGATACCGCTGACTTGATTGACATGGCCACGAATGCGCCAGGAGCCTGGCAGTATGACCAGCGAGGGCTCCCCTCTCGCAAGCCGCAGTATGGTGGGACTGCCAATCCCTTGCTCAAGCTGCTCGGGAGGGCGCCCACCTACGTGACCGAGCCCACTGACAAGCAGCTCCAAAAGCGCAAAGCCACCACCAACAGCCAGCTCAACACCCTCTATCAGCGCTATAGCAGCCCCCAGCAGCGTGACCTTCTGCAAGCGAAGGTGGATCAGGCCAACGCGGAGGAGGACGCCCGCCAGCCATGACGCACTGTGAGATTCACCACCTCCCCCTCGCGCATCACACGGTGTTGGGGCAGGACTTGTGCCCAGTCAGGGGGTGCTTCCGGGGGACGCTAGAGAGCAGGGTGCTCACCCCTACGGGCATGATGGTCAGGACGATGAGTCGGGAGGGCAAATACGCTTGGAAGCCCCTGCGCGAGAGCAAGGGGAGGTGCCGACCTTGTGAGGAACGCAAGCGCCTATACAGCGTCTAACCACTCTGCTATGCTGAGATCCACATGAAGATTGAGGTGACTGTGCACCATCACAACGAGGAGTGCTGCGCCCGCATCGAGTGCAAGGTGGATCAAGCCCTTGTGCAACTCGATCGAGTGCTCGCTCAACAGGAACGCATCCTTGAAAGGGAGGCTCAGATGGCCGCAACAATTGATGATATCCTTGCTGGTGTGCAGCAAGAGAGCACGGTGGATGACTCCATTATCACCCTGCTGAATAACATTGCCGCGCAGCTCGCCAATGCAGGCGTACCACAGGACAAGATCGATGCGATTATGGCGGTGATCACCGCGAATCAGGCGAAGGTGACCGCTGCGGTGACCGCGAATACCCCGGCAGCGCCTCCGCCCACTCCGTAATCAGGCGAACCCCCCGAGGGCTCCTTCCGCGCCCCTCATCTCAGCAATGTGGTTTGGTGCGGGGAGCCCTCCCCACCTCGCTGCGCGAGGTGCTCACACCAGCGCCAACGCCATCAGCGCCCGTGTCGCACAGTGGGCAAGTTCACGGCGCATCGCCACCCGATGGTCCTCATCATAGTCGTCAAGGGCCTTACTGGCGTGATCAAACAAGTGCTCCACATGTTCCTTCACGGACTGGGTGAGCCACTTGGAGCCCTTGGCAGCATCATAGCGTTCCAGCACCATCTCCACTTCACGGAGGGCGACCGCTAAGTCTGAGAGATACGAACGGGTGGGGTGCATAGGATCAATGACCACGACGCCACTCCTGTTGTTTCAATGATTGATAGAGCCGGTGCTGGGCACAGGTCACATACCCTCGCGAGGCGGGCTGCCGACAATCACGACACTTCCCCTCCCTCCACTGTCTCCTGCGCCACTGCTGCATGTATGGTCCCATGTTCCCCTTCTGGGTTGAGGGTAAGGGTGCGCGCATCGCCATCGCCTCCATTTGCCACAAGTAATTTGAGTTCTAGACACTTAGTGATGAGGAGGCGCGCCACGCGCATCCGCTTGGTTTCATACCCCCACTTCTCACAGATCACCTGGGCGAGGTTGAGGACAGTGGAGGAACTACCCATCCCTTGCAGAATCTGCACCACACCTTGCGGTTCCCCGCGCCCGGGGGCGCAGCGCTCAAACCAGAGGGTGCGCTCGTTGAGGATGATGGTGGTGGGCTCAATGCTGGGGCCGTAGCGTCCATCAAATTCGAGTCTTGATTTGGGGCCGCCTCCGCTGTCTTTGCCCAAAGGTACAAGAGAAAGTACGCTATCGGGGGCAGCAGAAAGAACATCAGCTCCTCTCGTACGCTGGAGAGCGCGACGATGGATAGATGCTTCAGAAGGCTTGCTATCATGATGTACAAGCACGATTGCACAACCGGGGTCATCCACCATCGTTGAGAGTCTCTTAAACATCCTGCCAACGATCGCGTTATCATTCTCATTCTCCGTCAGGACATGGGAGACCGGGTCAAGTATGACAAGGGTTGGCCGCATCCATCGCACAAACTTGACGAACTCGTTGAAGGCCGTAAGGTCATCAAGTCGAACGTCTCGGGTTTCGTTAACCAGGATGCGACTGAGCTGGGTGTCAGTGAAATCTCCACTCGCCCGCATGTGCGACACCATCGCACTCGCTCGGTCGAACACGCCCCGTTCATGAATCTCCCCTTGATAAATCAGCACACTGTGCTCCCCACGATGGAGGGGTATGCCCAAGAACTCGGGCTTGTCGGCCGCTAGTGCCAGCGCAAGGTTGAGGGTGAGCATGGACTTCCCTTGTTTGGCAGCGCTGTGCAGCATGGTAATGCCTCTCATAGGGACAAGCGCATCCCCCCAGAGGGAGGGGACCGTTGGCACCTCGCGATTGAGGAGCAGGGAGAGGGTCTCGACCTTGATCATTCATCGCTGGTGATAAGTTGGTGTAACACATCTTCAAGGGAGGGCTCGGCGAGTTTAGCTCGGATCGCGTTGATCACCGCATCATGCACCATCATGTGAGGGAAATTGATATAGTAGACTGCATCGCGCAGGATGCTCCCAAGTGGCTCCTGTGGGATGAGTATCCCACCTTCTGGATGATAGATCACTCCCCACTTACTCACGTGCCAGATATCAAGCGGCATAAGCCTTCATGTTATCCCAACTGGAGCCCACCTTAATCTCCACTGGGAACTTCACGAACCGCTGCCCTAGCCATACCGCGCGTTCCATGATCTCCTTCACCTCAGCAGCGAGCGCTGGTAAGCGCTCGGTGGGCGCATGCCCAAGAAACGCATCATGAATCTGAATGGAGAGGTGACGGAAGATGGACTCAGGGAAGCGGAGGAGGTTGAAACTCATGATGTCCGCTGCTGTACCTGAATTGATGGTGGCCAGACCCTCTTTATGTGGCTCACTTCCAAGAAGTACACGGACCCGTCCGAAAGCGTTACGTACAAACACTGGAACTCGTTGGGCACGGGCCTGATCCATGCTTGCCCCCACGCTAATTTGCCACGCCGCGATCTCTGGGTAGACTTGGAAGAGTTTACTTTGGAGTTCTTCGATGAGCGCTTGCTCAAGGTAGATCCCTTTGCGACTGAGCGCGATTTGGATGGCAACCTTTCCTCCCCCGTATAGAGATGCGAATACAAAGTTCTTAGCAAGGGTCCGGTTAACACCTTGGGTGTTGAAGAGGGCCTTCTCATTCTCCGCGTGGATATCCGCGCCTTCTTCTAAGCGCTCGATGAGCCTGCGCACATTCGCTAGGTAAGCTAGAGTACGTAACTCTAACATATGATAATCCCACTCGATTAACTGTTCACCTTCTGGAGCTACGAACACCTCCCGCAAGTGATGCTCCACACCAGTGTTATCCACAATAGGAAAGGTCTCATCCTTCTTCGCAATGTTCTGAAGGTTAGTGCCATGCCCCGCTTGATTACACACCTGGCACCAGCCTAGTTTGGCGCTGGAATACCGGCCAGTCTCTGTCCCAGTTGAACGGAGAGCAGTCCGCAGGCGCCCATCCTTGCAAGGGATCATACTCGTTAGGTTTGCGCGGGTCTTCTCCACCTTCTTCCGTTTGATCAGCAGTGGCAGGAATGGGAACCGTGGATCACTGGGGCGCACCTCATTGAAGTGGTGGTGGATGCGCCTGAGCACATCGAGGTCAGTGACAAACTCCCCCCCTGGAGTTTTCTTCTCCAGAGGGACACCGAGCGCTCGTAGATCCCGGCTGAGCTGCTTACCACTGCCCGCGTCCATGATGCCCGCAGCGGTCAGCTCCATGTCCAAGTCTGCGAGCATCTGGGCGCTCCACTGAATGAGCTGCAGCCTGCGCGCGTTATCCATGGGTAAGCCTTGGAGGCCCAAGCGCTGCACCCTTGGCAGCAGTGCTAGGCCCATGCGGTGGATGTAGGCGACTCCTAAGCTCATTACCACACGAGATGCCAATGCCGTGGGCAATAAGCCCATCCCACTTGCGCACATTGACAAGGGGGATCAGGGGCGAACCAGAGCCAATAAATCCAGCGCCAGAGCGCGGCGGCGATGGTGGCGGGGGTGGTCATCGTGGCTTCCACTCAAAATCGTGATGCGACGGGGAAGGGTCCACCTTCGCGCACTCCCCAATCGCCTTCGTGAACTTCGTCTCGCAGTCCGCAAAGTACTGCTGACCAAGCGCATAGTCGGGGATGCCCGGATGGAGGCAACCTTGATGGTCGTCGATGGCGCCTCGGAGACACACGAACAACATCACGGCGGCGAGATCGCTGCTCATTTCGTCTCCTCCTGCGCGTCCGTCCGCCGCTTCTGCCCGGCTTCAATCAAGTTCGCGATCTTCCGCAGATTGGTGATCATCTCGTCGGTGGTCGTAGGGCGGCGTCGAGGGCGGTGGCGGCTCCTTTCGCGGCCCATCCCGGTTCACAAGGTGGGTCGTAATCACCACAGTGCTGATCATGCAGCTTCCGGGCCTGATCCCGCTCCCTTCGCAGCCGCGCCACCTCGGCCCGTACTTCTCGCAAGGTAGTGGCGTCGTTGGTCAGCGCTTCAATCAACCCTTGCGCACCCGCGACCATTTGTTCCGGTGTTGCGTGCGGCCCGAGGCTCAGCGCCTCACCAATCGCAATGAGCGCGTCCCGCAGGGCGGTGACGAGCCCCGCGCGACCGTCCGAACCATCTTCTAAGAGTTGCGTTATGAAGCGTGTGGCCTGCGCGATCAGGTCGTCAGGCGCCATCGGGTGCCTCCTCCACTCTCCGTCGTGCAGCTTTCCGCCGCTGCTTGCGTGCGCTCGCCACATCCTGACACCGCCGCGTACAGTAAATGCGTAGACGATTCGTGGTCATAAACCACGCCTTGCAGACCGCGCAGGACTTCCGCCCCTCAACGGTGATACCGAGCGTCGCTTCAATGCGCTCGATGCGTGCCTCCAGCGTGGTGAGCGTGGTTGCCTTCGTTGCCCACGTCATTCCCGGTCCTCCGGCGACGGGGGGAAGGTCCGATCAAGCAAGCACGCGAGTCGTTCCTGTTCTTGTCGTGATAAGCCGTACCCACCCCTGACGCGCGTCTGCAAAATACGATCTTCAGCGGAGAGCTGTGGCGCCTGTGCGACCAGGGCGATTAGCTCGAAGATCGTGCGCGACGCCAAGTCCTCATTGTACGCCGCGAGCATTTCCGCCGTCGCCTTCGCCCGGCGCAGCACCGCCGCGTGCTCAGGGCTCACCCCACCACGCTTAGGTTGGAAACAATGCTCACAAAACTCCTTACTCATGGCACCACCACAAACTGAAAACTCACCTTCACAGGCCCAAACGCACTCGCCAGCGCCCTCCCTTGCTGATCATTGACCAGCCGCCCCAGCTTATGTGCAGTCAGGGTCTCTACTCGCGTGATCACCGGGATCCCCGTCGCGCCAGCCCTCATCTGCAGCTCATGCACCAGCGCATCCTCTGGGGTCTGATACCACAGATGGTTCAACACGGTGGCGATCTCAGTGAGCTGATACTTGCTCACCCCATAATCCGGTTGATCCGCGCGCTTACTCTCACAATCGAGGGTGAGACACACATTCTGCTGCAAATACCATTGTAGCTCATTCACATCTGGCCCTTCATTGTTGGCCCAAATTTGGGCGATGGGCGCGCTATCCATAGGCTGAAAGAGGACCATGCTCGCATGCACTCCGCTGAGCCAGGGGAGCACACTGGTGGGGCCCACCCCCTCGCTGATCGCCAAGGTGAGCAAGCCCTTCACTCGTTTCCCACTCTCAAAGGTCAGGGTGCATTCAGGGGGCAGACCTAGGCGGGTGCAGAGCGCATTCTGCCGATCCGGGATGGTATTCCCTCCCCCATGTGCGGTGGTCACGAGCACCAAAGGGAGGAGGGCCAGCAACCAGTACACCCAGCGAGGGATGCGCACACTGTTCATCATCACGACGGTGCCGAGGGAGCCCATAGGACCCTCCTGTTGAGGGAAGTTGACACCCACCCCTGCCTTTGCCGTGGACAAGGGTGGGTGCCTTCCTTCCTCGTTCAGCTCCCGATTGTCAAAGAGCGTGGGAGGAGCCCCGGGTGAAGGGGGGCCAAGGGTGTTCATGCCATCAACCTCTCAAGTGAGAGCGCCGCGCCTGCCTGCGCAAAGCAGTCTCGGAGGCAATAAATGCGCAAGCGCTCATCCGCCATCTCCTGCAAGTTCTCAAACTTCACGAGGTCATCGGCCTCTTCCTCGGTCCCTTCCGTTTGATGCACTTCCTCCTTATAAGCAGGAAGGTCTGTATCCATACTTGCTTGGTGGGCCAGCGAGTGTGGTAGCTCTGGACAGACGCAATGGTGAGCGACCATCGTGTCGATCTCAAGGCCCTTAGGTTTAATTCCCCATGCACGCCGGGTGAGAGCGTAATGTGTTTCATCCCATCCTTCATCGCTAAAACCTCCATCAAATCCCACCCAATTCTGGCCCACCTTCTTCCATGAAGGGTCCTCTAGAAACTCGCGGATGAGCCCAAGAACCTGGCGTTCCTCACCAGCGGGCCAGTATGGGTGCCCCCCACGACACCGAAAGGGGATACACAACCCTTGGGCATCGAGCCAACTGTCAACAGGCCACATGCCCATACACCAAATCTCCCCCGCAAAGGTGGCCTCAAAGTCCACACTCATGCGCTGCCCATGCATGAACCCCATAAAGGTGGCCACTTCCTCTAGGGTGGGATAGAGACTGGCCTTGGGATACCCAGCACCAGTGCGCTCACACTTGGGGATCAAGGTGGGCCCTTCCTTCTGAATCCTCACGAGCTTCTTGAGATCCCTGAGCACACAGATTTGCATCTTTTGGGAGCGCAGGAGGGCAGCCGGGTGGATCGTTGGTACTACGTATGCAGGGTATTTCATGGAGTCTTCACTGGAGTGGGAATAGTCTCCACTACCTGTGTGAGTACTTCATTGACATTCCCTCTACGGTGTAAGAGCTTGAACCGTAACACCTGTTGGCGGAGTCGGGATTGCTGGATTAAGAAAGGTTACCGCATTGGATGCGGCACCTCCTTGTCCTAGGGAGTTGATGGCCACCAACGTGACCCCGTAGGTGGTGCCTGGTGTGAGGGTTGAGGGGTAGGGTTGGGTGGAGCAGCGCTTGGTACCACTCACCACACTCCCTGCGAGCACATCGGCATAGAGGAGCACCGCTGGACCACTGGGCGGGGTCGCGTCAGCGCGGATGGTGGCCGCGCTGGGATCAACGCTCCCATTATCATAACAAATCTTTAGACTCGCGGCGTGCGCGGGTGACCAGCTCACCATCAGTGAGATCAATAGGATCCACAGGAATGTCCACCACCGCATGTTCCTTCTCCCTTCGTTTGGCTAACTTTCGGATGCCGATGCGCTGCCATCCCATAATCTTCCGCAACCGCCGCTCAAACTCCTTCCACCATGGTTCATCAAAGGGCACATCCTTCATTGTCCATGGTTTGAGTCCCCGTAGGGCGATCTTGGCGACGGCATCGAATCCATAGAGAGGTAAATCATCCACATCGATGAGCTGGGGGCGCCCCCTGTATAAGCCAATCTTGTCGTGCCCGGTGAGCAGCTCCAGCGCCACGCCTCCCTGTGGCCCGATAGCGCGATTGGAATTCCGCTTAAACAACTCTTTAAGCAAATTGACCGCACTGTCATGACAACACGCGAGGGCCTTTCTGCCAATCGGCGAGTTGGCCTTGTTCTTCGGGGGCTGACACATGGCCGCATTCATAATGAACGCATTGATCGACTTGACACGGGCATACTTGAGCCCTGGTTGCATGGTCACCAAGCCCGCTTTCGCTAACAACTCTCTCTTCCACATTTCACCTGAGCGCCCCACAAAGGGTTCCCCATAAGGCTGGCGATGCTCATTGTACTCGGTCTCATCCTTCCCAGGCATCTCCCCGATGAGGATGAGGGGGGCGTCGAGGGGCCCAGCACACCCAACCTTTCGCTTATGATTCAACGGGCACAGCGCACATTGCGAACCGTGCTCTAGTCGCCACTGGACTAGATCCCCCTCGAAGGGCGCGCTCACTGGCCTTTAGGAATCCACGCCGTAATAGCTTGCTTATCGTTAAACTGGGTCTTCTCCCCAGTGGCTTTGTTGACCCCTGACCCACCCTTCTCCACACCCACTTCAGCGCTGAATTGCATCCCAGCCATGGAGCGCGCTTTGCTGATCAAGTCCTCCAGAGCGGTCTGCTTGCTGACGATCACATTCTGGTAGAAGTTCTCCGCAACGTCGCTGCCATGCACCGCCACCGCCAAGCCCGCGAGGAAGGGCATGGCCATCGACTTATACGCGCTCTGTTTCTTCCCCTCACCAATCCTCGGATCAGCATAGGTGATGATAGGAAACTCGCGCCCATCGTTCTCCCCACCAATGACCCCAAAGATCGAGGTGATGAACACCCCCTTCGCATCCTGCGCCCCATTCCCCTTGGGTTCATTGGTGAGCTTCATGCTCACCAGTTGCAGCTTCTCTCGCTTGGGGCGTGCCTGGTTCATCAACGGCAGCCGAACTTGGATATCCTTGAGCGACCCAATCTCACTAAGGTCATCTTCTCCGACATAGACCTGATCAGCCATCGACATTCTCCTCCTGAGTTGTGTCAGCACCGTTGATGGGCTGAGCAGGTTTGGCCTTCCCTACTTTGCGCTTCTTGACCACCTTGGTGCCCTCACTGGCGGCCTTCCGGCCAGGTTTGCGGGGCATCACCCCATGATCTTGGGCGAGGCCAATGATGCCCTCCGCGAACTTCACCATCTTCTGAATATACTCAAATGAATCACTCATCCACTTATCTCCTTTACCATATGGTAGTTCACATAACTCTTCGAAATAGTTATCCAATGACCTTTGTATCCACCGTGTTAGGAGTCGTCTTGACCTCGCTCGTTGTATTCTTGGGTGCATAGATACCTAACTTGTTCAGCAACCGATCCCCATCAGCGGGTTCCACATCCTTCAGCTTCTTCCCAAACCGGTGCTTGGCACGGTAAGGACTACTAGAGCTAGCCAGTTTAGGATCATTGCTAGTAAGCCATACAAAGTCTCCACTGGGTGACCTTTCACAGTGAAAACAAGCATCAAACCAAGAAGGGATGTGACCAGGCAGTTTGCGGCCAACAGCGTCAGGCCCAGCTCCTGTTTTGATATTTGTGTCCTTCTCATCATAGGCTTGTCCTTCCAAGAATGACCAAATGAGCACAAACGGGAGTGATTTGGTCACATCCAGCGCGGCCTTAAAGCGCAGATACATCATCCCATAGTCACTCATCTCCAGGGTGCGCCCCGCAAACCCGGTGATATCGGGGACAAGGGTGAGCAGCCGGTTGCGCTTTCCATTGTCGTCACTCCCCATAATGGACTCAGCATTGGGGGTGGTGAACGCCACCTCCAGCATCCTGCTCAGCTCAGTCCCCCCATCGACAAACAGGGTGGTGTACCCCTCTCCGATCAACTTTTGCAAGTTCGCCTTGATCCAGCGCACTTGATCGCACATATCGGCCCAACTACGCACAGTTATCAATCGCACTTGATCAGGGGTGAGGCACTCATGGATGCCCGCCAGGTGGAGCAAGGGGGTGGCACCACCAGCCCCCTCTTCAGGGCCACTCTCAATGTTGAGATAGAGCAGCTTGCCACGAGCACCCCCAGCGAAACTGGCGCCATTGGTGGACTTCCCGGAGCCACTGGGGCCATAGAGCGCGATGGACAAGCGCTCACCTTTAAGGGCGGAGAGCTGCTGGCCACCAATCACACTACCCATCGCTAGGCTCATCCGCAGGAAATAGCGTTAGGATCAATGTCTTCTCCCCCTTCAAGACCACCCAATGATTCAGTTTCACCGAAATGCTGCCGTTAGGATTGATCCACGCGCATCCTACTTCTGCTTTCGCATCCGTCGCGGTGTCCATCGCTTTCAAGCGGTAATCAGGCTTACGACTGGCAGCCATACTTAGAGATACTTCCTCAACGCCCGCGCATTCTCTTTGATCACCGTCATGGCCTTGGTGATCTCCGCATGCGCTTTCACCGTCAGGCCCGCGAGGTGCAGATCCTTGATGATGCGCTGCACGACCTGCTCACCCGTTTCCACCACCTTCACCTTTCGGCGACGTTTCCGGCGTAGTGATCGAGGCCGTTTTGGGCGCTTGGGTGCCAACTTGGGCTTATTCTTCTTGTGCACGGTGATAGGCATATCCTTCACTTTCTCCATTGGGCGCTATCAAGTTGGGGTGAAGGTGGGGCTCCTCACACAGCCTGTAAAAGGGGCACTGTTCCCCAAACTTCGCACAATTGCTAGTGTTCTGGTGCCACCATTCTTTGGGCTTGTCCCACCGTGCGCTGAGATCAGCGCGCAGGCTGCACAAGCGCTCGTAGTAATCCAGCAATTGCTCCGTGTTGGTGGGCCTGCTCTCTCGGTGGAGCGACTTGGGGCTCAGCGTTCCTAACCTGATAAGGTTGTATTCGATCTCATCAGCCTTTTCCCATGTAATCTGCTTATCATCTCCACGAATATCAAGGATATAGTCCGTAATCCCCAGCCCCTCAGCGATCACTTCCGCTTGTGCTGCTCCACGAGAATGCCCTTGCCACACCCCACAGATGGGGGCGAGATTCCACCCAAACACATACCCAAGGTGCTGATCACTGCGCAGCAAATCTCGCACATAGTAGGTCAAGCTGGAGGCTTTGGTGGCTTTGTGGTCTTGCACCGTGAGGCCCACACTATCAAGCCTATCGAGAGCGAGAGGATCATTGCGTTTAAACACACGATCAATGCGACCTGTGACCAGTCTAAGGTGCTCAGCAATAGGGCCATAAGGGGTCTCCGCTGGCAGCTTATAGCTAAAGCTGACTTCGACTGCGATGGTGCGCTCCACCCCCGCTTCCAGGCGGGCTAGCTGGCCCTCGGCCCAGACGGGGAGCACTTGGCGGGCCAGTTTCACGCGCTCCTCTAGATAAGGATCATCAAGCGCCCACTCCACTTCTTGTTCATCAAGGAAGTTGTTGAAGGCGACGACCGCCTCACCCATACAACTATCTTTGGGCGCCCCGAGGAGCTGACATTCATAGAGTGATTGGGCGTAGATGTGGACCGCTTCCCCTACCACTAGGGCAGGGCTCAGCCCTTGAGCCGTAGGCTCAAGGCGCTGCACATGCGCATGAAACCCCTTGCGCATGCACTGGGTGAAGTCCCCATTCCAATGGCCACCTTGCCCACTACTCGGCATCTGGCCCAATCCCTTGTGCTTCGAGCGCACGCTCAACACAGTCGAGCATACGAATAAGCTCATCATCGTGAAAACAATAACGCTTGGTCACAATGCTTACTTGTTGAAGTGCAACTTGGAGCCAACGCTGAAGTCCGAGAAGGGTGAGTGGATCACCAGTCCGAGGAACGCTGATCCATCCAGGCTCATTTACCATCATTGCCTCGCAAAGAATCGCAGTTGGAATGCCCGTACACAGGCTGCCACGGGACGCGCTCCATCAGAGCTACCGACAAAGCGAACTAACGCTGCCTCTATACAGTCCTCAAGAGTCGGGAGTTCATTCGATTCATTATTAAATAGATACTCCACCACCTCATGCACTGCATGAGTGTAGCGCTCATCATTACTTGGCATCAGCGCGCGCCTTCAACATCGCATCCGCCATCTCGTACGCAATCTGCGCAGCCGTCGCTGGGGTGTCTTGACTCACATCCCCACCATTTTGCGCAATGAGTAGTTGGCCGCGCTGAATCATGGGGAGGGCCTGCCCCGCAAACCAATCTCGCAAGCTCATCCCATGGCAATGACCATTCTCGGCAGCGTGCCCAAACGCCGCACCACCATCGCGCTCATCTGGATGATCATTCGGCATACTTCTCCACCCGTTTCATAATGAGGAACGCCATCTCCACAATCCGATTCTGAATATCCCCCATGAGCTGCCGGTGCACATGGGCGATGTCATCCTTGATGTCACTCACCAGTTCTTCGTACTCCGATTGGGTCACAAGGGTCCTGACTGGCGGGGGCACGGCTCCGCCCTTGGTGTGTGGGGTGTGCTTGAGCATCTGCGTGGTGACCTCGTGTGCAGCAAGCCCTATCGTACGCAAGGGTTGGGCCACCTTGCCCCCTTAATATCGCTCAGTTTACGCGGCGCAACACTGCATGATCATGCATCCGCACCCGTTCGAGGGCGCACCACGGTCCCTACTGGAGGGGGCCCGAGGTCTGGGGCCCCAGGTGCGCGTCCAAAGCGCGCGGAGCAGATCGTGCACCCGCGCTTCCAGTTCGAGCACTTCCGATACTCAGTGCCATGCGCTTTCTCGTTGTCTGCCAAGAGCGCGGTCACTTCCGCCATCGTGGGTTTGCGCTTGGGAGGCTCGTCAGGTCCCGCCTCGGGAGTTGCAGCTTGGATGGAACGCGCAGCCTGTTGCGCTTCTTGACCAGCCTCCAACGCCATCTGCCCTACCTCTGACCTGAACAACCCCCTCAACGCATCCCGCATGACCTCCGCCGCGCTCAGATAATGGCCGCTCGCGACGGCTTGCTCAACCTGTTGAAGCAATATGCCTCTTAATGGGAGTTGCAGTAGTTTTGATGTAGCCATCGAATTTCCCCTTTCCTATGGTGATTCGATGGTGTTATCATTGGCACCATAGAATGTCAAGCATGGTGGTTTGGTCCCATACAGAGAGTGCCACCACCACTCTCTGGCACTGCGCTGGGCTACGTGCCACCCGAGTGGCGCTCGGTCACTCGTATGCGCGCCAGCACCACCAGAGCCCTTGACTATACCCTACACCAGCGTTCTACTCACTGAGATGAAGCACTTGTGTAATGAGAGTTGGGAACGGTGGCAGCTCCATGAGGAGCTGCGGCAGGCGTATCAGAATGCTCAGCGAGGGGCTCAGGAGGCTCAGGGGCGCGTTGCAGTAGTCCAGAACACTCGCCAACCCATCACACGCAGAAATGGCACCCTGTGCCCTTCTCGCTCGCTGAATAGGGGTTTATTGCGTGTCCAAGCGAGCCCTACCCCACATACTCGAAACCACCCATTCCCATGGAGCATGGTACCACGCACATAACCTTCATAGAATCGCATACTTATTGAACCGACGCTCGTTTGGTGCTTCTACAGAGGGGACACGCCTCCCCATGCTTCAAGGGCTGCCCCAGCTTATCCACCTTCTGGGGACTGGTGGGCTCTAGGGTCAAGAAGAGCTGCCATTCCTCCTCCGTACTCGCCTCAGCCACCTTGGTCGCGATGCCATCTTTCAGCTCATAGCAGTCATATCTGCGGCCATTGTGGGTGTCATAGCTTCTCACGTACCTGTTACCCTCGTGTCTTACCATAAGCGGTTTACTCCCTTAACTATAGAGTATATATAGAGTATTACTACTATTGATATACTACTCACTAACATACTCATGCTCTCCGTCGTGCGATGCGCCTGCGCTGCCGCCCACTCAGCGGGGGCCGCTCACTCGGCCACCGCGCCACTTGCTTGAGTTTGGTGCGCAGCCACCCTTCGTCAATGTTGAGCGTTTCACACATGTGCTTGAACTGTGCGGCTTCCGCGTCAAATGAGCCATTGACAAAATCCATGGCCATATCCCACAGGCGCAGCCTGGCAGGGCGCTGCAGGTCCATGTAGGTGGTTTCGAGGAGCGCCATCGCGAGGCGGCGCTCGGGCAGGCTACTGGCGCTATGAGGGGGATCATTCAGCCCAAGGATGGGTAAGAGCGCGCCTTCATAGGCCATCTCACGAGAGGGCTTGCGGGGGCCTGCTAAGCCTGGTGAGGGGCGATATTGACCGAGCCTCATTTGTACATCATCCGTGCCATCTCCTCCATAAACTGGAGATATTCTCGTGTAGGACGCTCACACTCCGTCCGATAGCTTGCACTCAGCTCATAGCGGAGACGCTTGAGTGGGTGCAGGATGGGATCAGGCGCACAATCCGCGATCATATGCGCTGCCAACACATTCTTGGCGTTCCCAATACTATCGAGCAGGGCGTCAATCTGTGCGGGTTGCTGGGTATCGTGCGCACTCATGCTCAGCGCTCCCACGGCTCACGGGTGCGAGGGTGCGGATCCCGCTCATCATCATACACCCACTCCCCATCCATGCGTTCTCGCTCACAAAATGGGCACGTGGCATGCTCACACTCATCATCCGCATGCTGATCAAAGGCCCGTTGCTCCTCGTCAATCACATCCTCGATGGGTGGCATGCAGAGGGGGCAGGTGCAATCAAAGGGGTGCATCCGCGTCCTCCTCATCATCAGCAGGCTCAGGCTCAGGATTGGGATCGTTCATGTCAAAATCCTCAATGCGGCCCATCACTTCCCACAAATCCTGCTCCATCGCCGCATACGCCATCGCGGCCCAATTGAGCCGCCCATCTCGCACCAGCCCCTCAGGGCCAAAATTCTCCACATATGCGCCGTCATTGTTCGAGATGGCGAGCAGCTCTTGATTGTACGCGGTGTAAATCACGTACTGGTGCCTATCAATACGCTCATGCACCGTCTCAATCAGCCACTCACGAGCCTGCTCCCCTGTCCCATAGTCACCACTGCGCACCTCTTTGACCAACTCATCCGCCATCGTTTGCAGCTCACTGTAATACTCTCGTTCTGTCAATCGCTCGCTCATGTGTAACACCTCCATTCCCCCACTCGCCTCCGTGCGAGCAGGTGGGTTGAGGGGCTACTTTGCGACTTTAATAACCTTGACCCCGCGCCAGTTTACCGCGCGTGCGATACGTGCCTCAGCTTCCTCGCGTGTCCATCGAGACGCCTTTGCAATCTCACTTGTGCTGGAGCACACCGTCCCATACGGATACCCACATTCCTTGTCGTACCCCGGAATACTATCCGCAAGCCGCTTCACATACACACGCTTGCTAGAGTCTTGCTGAGTGTATTCAATAACGTACGGCATGTTAGGCGAGCTTGGGCTTCTGCGCCCGATGCACCCGACTCTGTAGCTCAGCAGGATCCGGGTGCAAGGGCGGATAACAGGCAGGCCCGCCATACACCTGGCACTTGATCTCTGGGCCGGTGGGCTTGTGCGCTAGCTTGGCGGGGGTGCAGCTCGCCAGCACAATACTCACGAGCGCCAAGGTTATGACGCGCATGGGCGCACCTTCCTTAACTCCTCCCACGCTGCCAAAAGGAGCGCTGCCCGCCGGGTTGGGTGGTCTTCACGCTGGGCGCGTTCCTGGAGTCGCCCGGCGAGCTCAAGGCTCGCCTTGCGCGCTTGCAGCTCACTAATCTGCTGTTGAAGCCTGCTCACGGTTGCACTCATGGGATGTCCTCCTCTTATCACTCTCAATTGCATGCTGAGCGCTTAGAGCAAGGGTCAGGCCAAGACCACTTCCCACACCTAATCCACTAGATACCTGAAAGCATTGAACAAATCGCATATAATGCGCTGATCACTTGTGTCGCACACCGGCACGATACTGTCACCGTGCAATGTGTCACTAGTGACGCGCCCCACTAACCATACCGCTGCCCACGCCTAACCCGTTGGTATCGTTGATGATATAGATGACGCTGTGCGTGACAACCCGAGTGACCCCCTTTGGGCTACCCGGCTGGTGGTGATATATCCATCCTCCCAAATATCTCCACAACTTTTGGACTTAACGCAGCGCATCATTATGGTATGGAGTTGCTTAGAGATAACGCTGTGTGCGATGAGGAAGAGATGGTGAACGAGCGCGTCGCCAAGCGGAAGGCTCTCCTCCTTTCGAAAGCCAAGTTTGGTGAGGGAGAATTGAGCCCGAGCGATATGGAAAAGCTCGCGCTGACCAAGCAGATTCGTGCGCTCATGGGGCATGGGTCGAGTTGGGAGGAGATTGCGGCGGCAGTAGGGAAGAGCCGAGATGCCGTTATTAACTTTGCGCGCCGCGCTACCTTCCGCCGCTGTTGTGAGTATCTCGATATTGAAGAGAAGGCGGCGGCGCCTCCTCGCATGGATCTCAAGAAAGCCAAGAAGGAATTTGGGAAGGAATCTCAAGGGCCTGATCCAGAGGATATGGTGCAGATGGCGCGCCAAGCCTTCGCAGAGTTGGCCCCCGACACCATCGAGTTCTATCAAGATTGTTATCGAAGGAATCCTCCAGAGCTGTGGCCTACGCTTGGGAAATGGCATGATCCTGCCCTCGCCCAATGGGCGGCAGAGCGTGTGAGTAAGGGGTTGGGCTTGCTGGAACCCGAGCACGTGGCTCGCCCCATCATCACCATTCACCTGGGTGCTATTCATGGAGTGCTCGCGCAAGTGACCACCGAAGATCAACAGGTACGGCGCGCCATCGATGTTAGCCCCTCGCCCGAAGGTTGAACCGCGCTTCACCTTCGCTCCTCCTCGCATTGGGGAGGAAGACTATTATCTATTCCCCCCTGATCCACCCCCACGTTTCTGGCTGAAAGGCCAGCGCCTCTGTGAATTACAGGGTCGGGTGGATAGTGGGCAACTGGTGCAAAGTGGTCGTGATCCCACCCCAGACTTTTTGGAGTGGATGCGCCTCCGAGGTCTCCAAGACTTCTACTTCTTTGCGAAGTACATCGCGGGGTTCACGTGGCTTGAACAAGACCTCCACCAACCGATTGCGTATGCGTGGAGCGCTCCGAATGGGGTGCGACATGGTGAGCGCACTTATGGTCGCTTTCGCTTAGGAGTGGTACCACGCGCCCACCTGAAAACCAGCCTCATGACCCAAGCCTACGCGATGTGGCGCTTGGTCCGTGATCCTGAAGAACGCATCCTCATCTACACCATGCATTTTGATTTCGCTGCGGTCATCATGAATTACATCCGCACCACGTTCGCAGGGGGTGGCACGCATGGTGAGCTGTTCATGCAGTGTTATGGGGATTTGATCCCCGCTGACCGTGATAAGACGAAGTGGACCTCCAACGATCTGACCATTAACAGGCGAGGTGCCTACAGTGATCCCTCTATCAAAGCACGAGGTGTGGGGTCTCGTGTGGTGGGTGGTCATCATACTCTGCAGCTCATTGATGATCTGGTGGGTGAGGAGCTGAACCGCACCCAAATGGATAAGGTCATAAGGGAGCTAGATGGACTCGACCCGCTTTATCACAGCGTCGCCCTTGGTGAACGCCGCTACGTTGGAACACCTTGGGCCTTCTATGATCCGATTGTCTATATCACCCGTGGATGGAAGGACGCACTTGTCGTTAGAATACCATGGCAGACTGCAGATAAACGACCTGTCTTCACTTATCGCGAGGCTGACCGCGCTAAGGGACTCCCTGAAGGAGCCAGCCTAAAGGAATACTCTGCGTATGCGGAGGGCATGAAACGCCGCAATGCGTGGTTCTTCTCCTGCCAATATGAATGCTATCCCAAGAGTGAGGATGGGCTTGGTTTCAGGAAGGAGTGGTTCAAATACTTTAGGATGAACGGTGGAGTATTCAAGGAGCTGGATAACAATGAGCAAGAAACGGGGCGTAGCGTACGTGCTGCTGAATGTAATACCTTTGTGCTTATTGATCCTAACGTTATTGATCCTCCAGGCTCGCGAACTGGTAATACTAATGTGGAGGTTCGCCGGAGTGGAGATTTCGCTGCTTGGGTCGTTCTGTGCGTCGCTCCTGATAACACTTGGTACATCCCGCGTGTTATTCGGTGGCGTTGCAACGTCGATCAGTTCCTCGCCAAAACCCACGAACTCGTAGCGATCTGGAGCCCCAAGTGGGTCGCCATCGAGCAAGTCGCCGCCCAACGCTTGTTCTTCCACCTGTTCACCCGGGACTTTCGGGATGGGAAACCGAAGTTTCAAATCCTCCCCTGGGTCGGGGGACACGCCAGCAAGCCCAGTAGGATTAGGGGCCTGATCCCCAACTATAGCAACGGGTTTGTGCTGCACCGGGTGGCGGATCAGCCCGAGGTGATGCAGGGCATCAATGACCTTGAGGGGGAGTTACTCGATGGTGAAGGGGCCGAGCATGACGATGCCAGTGATGCGCTCAGTGCTGCATTACCGCTGGTCTATCCTCCAGGGAAGGAACGTACTGGAGAGCTGGACGCGGCCCTCCGGCGTATCCGCCTTGACAGTGACTGGTCCAAACTGGGCCCCTTCGCCCGCGCCGAAGCCGAAGCCTGGGAACGCAAAAAACACCGTGGAGTGATCACTGGTGATAAGCTCCTTAAAGGAGTAAGCACAGATAGCTATGAGGATGAGGATGACTTTGATGGGCTCGTGAGTGAGCAAGATTGGGAGACCCTGCAATAACATGGCCACCTTTCAAAAGCTCGCGGAGCAAGGGCTGCAAGGGGATGATGATCTTGCCACCCCTAACAGTGCGCGCGCCAAAGGGCGGGACGCCACCCAATATCTCAAGGACACTATGGAGAAGAAAGGGAAGCGTCTTCCTACTGAAGATGATCCCACCGTGCTCCAGCGGCAACAGGAACGCACATGATCTTCAACCTGAAATGGGGGTTGTGTGGCTGAGAAGTACGGGCCTCAAAAGGCATGGAAGAAACGCAATTGGAAGCGTACACTCGCCATCAATATGAAGCAGAAGACCAATCGGCGTCAGCACTTCCGCGCCCTTCTACTCACCGAGTTTGGGCCCTGCGTACGGTGTGGGTATGACGACCGCCGTGCTCTTCAGTTCGACCATGTGCAAGCTGGTGGAAATAAGGAGCGTACCGTGAACGGTAAGGATTGGGTATCACCGTTTACAGAACCGATGTATGTCGCGACTCGTGATCGCTTCGTAGCGGGTGAGTTGCAGGTTCTCTGTGCGAACTGTAACTGGATTAAACGCTATGAACAGAATGAACATGGTACAAGGGGCACGATATGAAGTGGGGGTATTATCGTGGCTACGCAGATGGACTTGCCGTTTCCCATCGCAAAGCTGACGACGACTGGGAGCGCACACTCGCTGTGCTTCGGGAGGAGCTGTGCGAAGTGCGGCGCGACCGTGACCTACAAATGGCCCGCGCCGATGCCGCCGCTGACTTGCTCCTGCAACACCTCGGAACACGAGCGATCAGCCTTGCGGGCGCTCAGCAAGAGCAAGCCGCCTTTGAGCGCAAAGTGAAGAACGTGCAGACCATCACCGCCCTCCCCGATCCCACCGAGGAGATCCCCTATGGGCACCCCAATGGCACCTATAAGGATGAGAAGGAAGCGAGCTTGTTCGGCTAATGGACAAAGCTAAAGTTATTGATGCGCACCGCAAAGCGGTTGATCGACTCTGTCGTGGGCGGGAAGCGGTCCTTCGCAACGCGTATGAAAATGCATTGTTTTGGTTAGACGCCCAATGGATCAGATGGTCAGGGGCTGAACAAACCTTTCTGCGCGCCAATGTCGCTAAGGGCTCACCACGTCCTGTGGAGAACCTCTTTAAGCCCAAGCTGATGAAGGCCATCAGCAGGCTGAGCGCCACCGAGCCCTCCCTCACGTTCGCTCCCGGCAGCGAGAATGATGATGACCGGGTGACCGCTGATAACGGGCGCCTTGTCCTCAGGTACATTGAGGATGTGGTGCGCATGGATGCGCTCCGCAATAGCCTCGCCTATCAAACCGCCTTGTTTGGGAACGCCTGGCTCATCGGTGGCTATGACCCTGATGGTGGGCCCATGGTTGATGTGGGTGGGAAGCAGGAACCTCAGGGTGAAATTACCGCTGAGGTGGCCTCCATCTTTGAAGTGCTGTGTGATTACACCATCCCCCAAATGCGGCGCCAACCCGTGCTGATCTGGCGCAAGATGAGGACCCTGGAATGGGCGTACGAACACTATCCGAGCAGCGAGACGGCAACCAGGCGCGAGGGGGACAGCAACTCAGCCTCTTCGGACCTCGGCTTGACGATGATCCAGAACATTATCCGACTCCAGCCAACCTTATTCTCTGTGATTGGCTCAAGTGCCCAATATGCGCGGAGCGTAGTCGTCGACGATATGTATATGCTTCCTTGTCGGGACTTCCCAGACGGCCTGCTAGCGAGAATAGTGAATGATGGTGAGGAGGTACTGGAAGCGAAACCGCTGCCCTTCCACGATGGCACCACTGACCAAAAGGGGCGGGTATTCATCCCCGCCACTCACTTTGGGTATGATGAGGTCCCAGGGGCATTGCTGTGCACGACACCCGCCAACTCCCTCAAGGAACCCCAACGGCAGCGCAACCGCCTCATCGCGCACATCCTTCTCTATTTTGCCCGTACGGCCAACGGCGTTTGGGCTATTCCAGAGAATGCAGATGTGAGTACCATGAATGGTACCGAAGGGATTGTGATTCGGTTCACCGCGAACTCAACGGGAGGGGGCGAGCCGCGTAGGATTGAAGGAGGCAGCCTCCCCAACTCCTTCGCGGAGCGCTTGGTGCAGATTGAGAAGGTGATGGATGACATCATCACTGTGGGTGACTTGGCGGATAAGTTCCCTCGTGCGGACTCAGCGGTCTTCATCAACACTGTTATAGAGCAGCAGCAACAGCAACTTGGTCCAGTATTCAAGCGTTGGGGAGAGAGCTGGGCACAGGCCGCTAAATCGCTTTTCTATATCTTCCGTAACTTTGCACCAGAGGAAGTCTATTATGCGATTAAGGGCGAGGAAGCCCGTTGGTCCTTCAAGAAGATTGCGCAAGCGGAGCTGCGGGGTGGCGTAGACATCCGTATAGAAGCAGGGTCCTTGATGCCCAAGACCCTCCTCCAACGCCGCGCGGCATACGAGCAGATGGCTTCGCTTCATATCGTGGACCTCACTGATCCTGATGTGCAGCTCAAGTATGCCCGTGCCATCGGTGCGGTTGAGTTGATGGAAGGACTGGAAGCGGATGACAACCAAATCGCCCGCGAGCACGACGCCCTCATCGAGTGGGCGAAGCAGTTCTTCGACCTTGATACTGGACAGCTCCTCCCTGGAGTTGACCCTAATGATCCAGCCCTCACCCTCCCTATCCATGTTGACCCTGACTTCGACAATCAACAACTCCACATCCAGCGCCACCGGGAGTTCTGCTTAAGCGAGCAATTCCAAGCCCTCCCCCTGAGCGTGCAGGAAGCCTTCCGCACTTACCACTACCGCGTGCACGTCCAACTGGCCCAACAAGCTCAGCAAAATCAGATGATGCAGCAAGCCCAAGTGCAAGCCATGGCCAAGGGTGGCCCCCAAGGTGGGCCAGGCGGCCAGCCCAAAAATGGTCCCGTGAACCCCGAAAACCCTGCTGAAGGGGGTGGGCCCAGTGATGAGGGTAATGTGACCGATAGGGCGGAGAAGCGCATGCATCGGAAGGTCGCATAGCATTCTCTAAGGCAAACCCTTGCTGAACATCATTATATAGGAGTAAAGAGGACCAAGGATGCCAGCCACTTCGGAAGCCCAGCGCCGCTTTATGGGTGCTGAACTGGCGCGCAAGCGTGCCGGCGAGAAAACTCAAACGGGCATGTCTGAAGATCAGCTCGCGGACTTCGCCCGCAAACCCAAAGCTGGGGGCACCTTCGCCAAGCTCGCCTCCAAGGAGAAGTAGATGGCTGGAAACAATCTGACCATTAGCCAAGCGCGCACCGACCCGATTACGCACAACCCGGCCACTGTGCTCACCGTTGACCAAGTGACCGGGGGTGTGGTGACCGCTGGGACTGCGGGTAGCGTGCAAGCCCGCCAGACTGCGAGCGCCCGCCATGAAATGTATGAAGACTCCGGCGGAGCTGGAGGAGAGACCAAGATCATCCTTGATCCTTTGGGTGTGACGGCGGTCATCGGTCGCGGGGACACCGATCTGGACATCACCTACATCCAACTGTTCAACGCGAATGGTACTCCCGTGTACATCTACCCCAATGGGGCGGGCACTGGGGTGATCGCGACCACGGTGAAGCCATGAAGTGGCTCAAGTTACTGGGTTTGGTGCTGGTGATGAGCGCGTTGTGGGGCGCACCCAGTGCGCTTGCCCAAACCCTCACGCCCACTCCCACTCTCTCACCAACTCCTACTGTGACTGCAACTCCCACGGTTACCCCGACCCTCACGCCAACGCCTACCGTTACCGCAACCCCTACTCCCACGGTGAGTCCAACACCTCGCCCGGATGCAGGGAACAAGATCGTGGGTGTCCCCATCACCGCGTCCACCGCCAGTTTCTGCAATGGCACGACGGTGGGAATCTATGGTGGTGTCGATGGATGCATCTACTCGTGTAATGGCGCAAAACGCGGATTGGTGAGTTCAGGGGGTGGCACCTGCACCCTCCCGACTCCGTAGGGGCGGAGAACTGTGAAAGGGGATATGTCACCAGGACCTCGCTTCACCGACCTGATGTCTGGGTCGGGGGGTCCGCAAGCGCCCGCTGGGCCGGGCGACCCGAACGCGGGCATGGGCATGTCCCCTCCACAGACCCCCAATATGCAAGCCGCCATGCAAGCTAATCTCACCAACCCTGTTCATGCCGCCAGGCAAGCCGCTGATCTTAGCAAGCAGCGCTTGCTGGCCATGGCTCAGCAAATCCGCCAAGCGCGTGAGGCCCTTTAGTGTGGCTTAGTCCTACTACTAAATTTAGTCTGACTAGTAACAACCTAGTAGGTTGGGGGCGCAATGCCCTCTAGCATCCTCACCCGCTTCACCATCAATGTGGCTGGGTCACCGCTGGTGTTTGGGCAGCCCTTTGCCACCCCCACCTTGACCTTAGAGGAGGATCCTAACCTTTACACTGTGCAACTCGCCGCCTCAGCAACGGCAACCTTGTGGGCTGGCGCCCCCTTAGTGACCACCTTTGATACGTTTGCGGCCACCGCTGACCAAGATTGTGACCTAGAGTTTGTGGTGGATGGAGGCGCTGGCGATGAGCACCACTTCACCCTCTTCCTCAGAGGTGGAGGGTTCCCCCTGTTCCTGTGTGGAGATGACTCCTATGCGGGCCAGACGGGTACGCAGAATAGCTTCACCAGTGGCACCCTGAAAGCTATCACCAAGATCAACGCAAAGAACCGTAACACTACTACCGTATGTAATATAACTATTCTCATAGGTAAGGCTGCATGAGTCCGCAGAACTCATCGCTGCCTTCGACTGCGTGGTCGGTAAACACGCTGAAGGAGACGGGTTCATGAGTGACGAACGGGATGATGTAGAGCGCGCCCCCGAAACGGGGGATGCCAGTGGCAATGCTGGGGTTAGTGAACGCACTGAACAGGAGATTGAGACTGGTGCCACCGAAATGGTGGACACCGAAGGGGATGCCGACCTTCTCGATTCCCTTGCCGAGGTAGACCCCAAGCGGGCGGTCGCCGGATTGAAGAAACGCTTAGCCAAGCTCACCTCGCAGCGGAATGCTGCTCGGGAAGCGCAGACTGAGCGGGATCAACTCAAATCGAAACTTGCAGAGTATGAACGCCGGGATGCGGATGCTGCCCGTAAGCGAGAGGAAGCCAAGCGCCGGACTCCAGAGGGGCAGGAGGCGGAAGCCCGTAGGCGTGCAGTTCGTGACACGATCGACGAAACCTATGGCCCCGGCACCAGTGAGTTGCTCGAAGAGCAACGGGCTGAGCGGCGCTTAGCCAAAGAGAACTACGCGCAGCAAGGGATCAGCCACCTCCGCTCTGAACTAGAGGATCATGGCATTCCCGTGACCCCTGAGACCCTGATTCGCTATGAGCGCGCTGTTGGAAGTGAGATGGCCGAAGACCCCAACTTGCTCGCAGCGTTCAGGCGCCCAGCGAGCCAAAAGGAAGCCATCCAAGAAGCCTTCAACCGGGTCCGAGATGGAGTCATTAACCCGGTCCTCAAAACCCAAGGGGCCAAATCCCTGGCTCGCATTCAACGGAACAGAGAAGCGGTCCTCGGTGGTGGCCGTTCACAAGGA